TTAACCCTTAAAGGAGACTGAAAATGATAAGTTTTTTTTCCCGAAAACAAAACGATGGAACTTATACAATTTATAAATCTAATTTTGGCGCTAATTCTGAGATTTTTTTGGATGGAGTAAGAGGTTGTAATGTTGAAAAAATTATTCGCAAACTTATTTGCAAATATAATCCGATTTAATGCCAGTTTAGTAAGGTAATACCTTACCATGGGTGTAGTTTATGTAAGGTGTGGAGAAAATCTTCCACACCTTAAGAATTATTCTTTTTCTAATCTTTATGGTAAAGAAAAGAAACACTTTTTATTGCCCTATCAACCTGTTTTTGTACCTACAATACAAACGCATCTTTTAAAAAAAAGTATAAAATTTTTTTGATTTATCTTAGACTAAACCCGCTATCGGGTCGATGTACTGATGTAAAGAACTTAACCCTTAAAGGAGACTGAAAAATGGATTATTTATTTTGTGCAACAATTTTGAAGGTTGAACCATTTGATTCTGAATATGGTGCTTTTTTTTGGTTAGAAAGTTATGAAGATGTAGTAGAATTTTGCAAGGAATACAATTCCTTAGATGTTTATCCCTACAAGGCCTTTGCGTGTGATTTAAGCAAGCCTAGGAAATAGTCCAACTGCCCCTACGGGGGCTTTTTTTATTGCCACATCAATCTGTTTTTGTACCTAGGCAACTTATTCAAAAAAAGTTCAAAAAATTCTAGACTAAACCCGCTATCGGGTCGATGTACCTTTGTAAGCAATAGGGCTTACTGGAGAGATTAAGATGACTACTTACAAAATAATTCGATTTTACTTCAACGGCGGAAACAAAACTTTAAAGACTGGACTAACGCTGGAAGAAGCTCAATCTCATTGCAAAAATCCTGAAACTTCAAGTCGAACTGCAACAAAAAAGAAGTCCGTGGAACGAACCCGAATTAGAGGGCCATGGTTTGAAGGTTACGAACAAGAATAATTAAAGGCCCATTCGTGGGCCTTTTTTATTTGCCCTATCAACCTGTTTTTGTACCTACAATACAAACACAAAAGTATAAAAAATATTTTATAAAATTCCAGACTAAACCCGCTATCGAGTCGATGTACCTTTGTAAGCAATAGGGCTTACTGGAGATACTAAGATGAATAATGTAAAGTTTGTCGGAAAAGGCAATAAAGTTTTCATCGTTTATGATGAAAAAGGGAATGAAATACCGAATCTTTATATTCGGGCCAAGAGCCACAACCAAGCCGAGAAAGACGCAAAATTTATTTACGGCGAAAAAGCCAGCGTGGCGTATACTGAAATTTAATTCCTAGGCAAGGAATAAAAAAAGACCCATTCGTGGGTCTTTTTTTATTTGCCCTATCAACCTGTTTTTGTACCTATAATACAAACATACCTACTACTACCTAACCCCAGACAAATACCACGAACTTCGCCAGCTAAAGTCCATTAGATCGCATAGAACACCTCATATAACGCACAAATACTATCAAAGCGACCCGAATGTCATCTAGGGCAATAAAGCTGCTTAATTGCCAAAATTGAGCAATTAAAAATATTCAAAAAAATCTTAGACTAATCCTGCAATCGGGTCGATGTACTGGTGTAACGAACTTAACCCCTAAAGGAGATGACTATGAAAAACACCACCGCCAATCAATTTGATACTATCCAAGACACCCTTGAAGGCGTTCGCTGCCAATACGCCCCTGAACCCCGCCCGTTGCCAGAAGGGTTGGCAATTGTTCCCTTCGCCATCCTCGCATGGGATGACGGCCTCGACTACGATGGTGAAGGCAACTCATGGTATGACTACCCCCCTTGCGAATTTTTGTGGTCTGCCCACCACACGCTGAAGGCAGCGGAAGCCAGCCTTGCCAAGGCTGAGGCTCTCTGCCCCAATGGCGGGTTCAGGCTGGTCGAGGACTACACCTGCTATGACTACGAGGTTGCAGAACCTACCAAGTGGAGTTGATCCAAAGCCCCTTCGGGGGCTTTTTTTATTGCCCCATCAACCCGTTTTTGTACCTACAGTATAAACTCTACCACCAAGCATCTGCATACAAACCAATATTCAATCCATCAAAGATAAGGCTTGCCCACAAACAGCATGGAATAGCTCTAAAACTTCACAATCCATTGCAGGCCATCCCGATAGTCATCTTGGAAATAAACTCTTCATAAAGATCAAAATTCAGGCTTTCAAAAATGTTTTATAAATCTTGGACTAAACTCGGTATCGTTACGATGTACTGGTGTAATTAACCACAACCCACTTTGAAAGGACTTTTCCATGACTACTGCAACAATCAACACATCATTCAACGCACTTGTCTTGGCTGCTTGGGGCATGAATTTGCCCAAGATCAATCGTGAGCAGGGTGAGAGCTTCAACCTGATCGCCCGCACGGAAATGTCTTGCTGGACGGTACTCGCCACCGTGCGAACGGAAGCTGAACTCCGTGCTGTCTACGCATCTCTTGAACATCTCATCCCCGCAGGGGCGATGATCAAGGCTGATCGCTTCCACAGCTATGACAAATCAGATTTCTCTTGGCGTAGCGAACCAGTTGCACTCTAAGCCAACCAGCCCTTTCGGGGGCTTTTTTTTATTACATTGTTCATTTGTTTTTGTACCTAGGAAAGGACGCACTATGATTAAGCAATTGAAGATTGTTGTGGATCAAAAGATAATTGATGAAACCTATTATGTCAATAAGTTTATTTGGTCTATTGAAGATGACGATAACAAAGTTTATAAAACTGGCGAGGCTGATACCAGAGAACTTGCACTTGAGGAAGCCCGTAAAGTTTTGAAAAAAATGTCATAAACCTTTTTGTAATCCTAGATTAAACCCAACATCAGTACGATGTACTGGTGTAATCAACTAAAACTTTTTAAAAGGAGAACGAGATGGAAAATGAATTTAAGGATATCGAAGTAGTTTCGGAAAACGGACTGGTAAAGGTTGTCTTGGAATATATTGGTGAGGGATACCAAGGAGACTACGACCCAGAAGATTCTGAAGATGAACCCTTGCTCCGCTATACTCTATACCGCAAGAATGATGGCAACGATGATCTAGGTAATGTAGCTGAAGATGGTGGCAATGAATGGTGCACAGTACATGACGGCAGTTACTGCACGATGTTGTCAGTCAATGATGACCGAGACAAGTTAGTTAAGGCTGCTAAGAGTATGTTGCTGCAGGTCGAAGATGGGTTGACTTCTTGCAATCGTCAGAAGCGACTCTATGAATGGCTCAGCCACTTCAGCATTAACGACTAATGAATGTAGTGTCTCATGCTAAACCAAAGCCCCTTCGGGGGCTTTTTTATTTGTACTTCCCATTTGTTTTTGTACCTAGGACATTACCGTGACATTCTTTTTAATATCCAAACATTTTCTTGGACTAATCTCAACACCTCATCGATGTACTCATGGCAATTACGCCACAGGAGATTATAACCATGGCCACCCGTCTTTACCCCAATACTGAATCTGCTGCCACCCTCGAAGCTCTTGCTGATGTACCTGCTGGCACTATGGAGATACTGAAGGCATTGCGGGTTCAGGCTGCAGAGCTTGACGGCGAAGCAGCATGGGCTTTGGTTGATGGCCATCCTACTGCGGGTAGGCTCGATCACTTCCTCACCTTCGGATGGGGGCGAGTGAAGTGTATTGATGCGATGCAGGGGCTAGGACTTGATCCTTGGTGCGGATCAACTAGCGATCCCGATGCAGTAGCTAGGATCTGTAAGGCACAGCAGATATCAGAACATACAATACTAATACTACAGGAGACTGGTGGGGTCTGCTGGAATTAGGAGTGGATGCCAGCTGATTGCCAGCTGGCTTTGGCTTGGCTCTTGGAGTTTTTGTACCTAGGAAAAAATTTTTACAAAATTTTTAATTCAAAAATTAAAATGAAAAACCTTGGGATGGGTGTACCCCCACCCCCCCATCCTAACAGCTATCACCCCTCTTTTTATTTAAAAGAAGCCATTTTGTTTTTTTGTGGGAAGAAAAGCCCTGCCATCTGTTTCTGCCATGCCTTTATTGCCCTAAAAGTGCCATAAAATGTGTTTAGGAGGGCAAAAATGTGTATAAAAAATAAGTTTTTACAAAAATTAAGTGACGGAAATTGCCATCTGTCTCTAATAGGGCGGAAAAATTGTTTTTGGGGTTGGGCCTAAAAAATACGGCGGGGGGGGAATAGCTACGGTTACCAACTTTAATGAGGCGTGTCAGTCATGAAGAAGATTTATTTGTTGTATTTGTCTGGGATTATTTCTGAGTCCATCTATATGGATATTTTGGTAGAGGATCAACAGGTGCAGGACTTGATGAATCAACTGCCTGTGCCTCCTCAGAATGAACTGCAAAAGTATTATATCGAAAGCCTTTCTAAGTTATACAAGCCTCAAACCATTCTTGCCTTGGGTAAGAGTCCAAATTTCTACCAACCTCAGATGATGTATAAGATAATTTTGGAAAACTTGTACAAATCATTACGAGTTCCAAATCGTAAGGAAGGCGAGCATTATGATGATGTGCCACACGAAAATGACATTGATACAGTGACATCGGTTTCCAATCAATTGGTGCGGGTTAATAAAGAAGGAGGTTGGTTCTACCGTATTCCTTATAGCTTTTCGAAACATCCTAGGGCATCATTCCGTATTGGCATGGATGAGAAAGAGGGTCGTCTCAGTTTTGCGGCTTTGGCCAACAAGAAGCTGATAAGTGTTTTGGATGATTATGTCGCTAATCGGAGGTTGGCATATTACAAGACGCCTGATAGTGAGGATATGTGGCAGGAGAGGCACGACCCGATCACGATGTACTTCAAAGAACCGATCACGGACGAGATAAAATCGGAATTAGCTCAGATATTCAGCAACAAGGATTTCAACAGAGCCTTGCACAAGAACAATCCTTTGACTGGAAATCAGTTTGCGGTAGGTTTGGCCCAAGAAGTGTCGCCTTCATTGTCATTGATTCAAGGAGCATTGGGTCAACTTCAGAGAATCAATCCAGATGCTGCTAAAGCGGCACAGGAATACTTGACGAATCGTGAAGGTAAGGTCAAAGCGTCGGCTGGACAGATGCAAGTTCTAGACCAGTTCCAGAAACTTCTACCTTTGGAGCATAAGTTTTTGAACAATCCTCAACAATCGAATCAACAGAATCCTCAACAATCAAATCAACAGAATCCTCAACAATCGAATCAACAATCGATTTCATTGTCGCTATCGAGTATTATGAACAAGGTAGGAGATTTGAATTGGCACACTGTTCATGATGTGTTTGAGAGGATTTACAGAAAGAACCCAAAGAGTCCTGAGGCTCAGAAAATTGGTCTTGCTCTTTATCAGGCATACCAGTCTAATGACATGAGCCACATCAAGGATTATGTTCAAAAATATGTATATGCACAACGGGTGTGAAGGAAGTTAAAAAGTTTCAGTCATTTACATTTTCTTGATATTTACCGCCTCGTTTTTGGCGTTTGCAGTAGTTAATTTGGCTGAAGCCTTTGGGGTTATTGCAGTTGATAGATTTTTTGTATTTCATTGACCAACGGCTTTTCATACCTTCTCTAGGTTGGTTGAATTCTTGCAGGGATAGCCATTCTTTGAAGTTCATGTTTTTATTTAATGGTTAGTGATGCAAATTATTTATGTTTTCAATGGTTGGTACAGTTGCAATTTGGTATTAGGTCTGCCAAGAGGAATTTTAATGCAAGGTACATAACGATGAAGGAAACTAATAAAAACAATAGTTTTTTAAAGATCATAGTTGTTTGAATCATTTTCCTGCATCTTGAAGAGATTTAATCATAATATCTCCTTCTATTTGACTCCAAATAGCTTTTCTTTCTGATAGATTCTGTAACTTTGATTTATTTAAATATAAATTTTTTATAGCTTCGACAGATCTATCAAGGCTAGCAAAATTAGAATCGAATTGAAGTAGTCCTTTTGACTTTACTTCTTGATGACCTTTAAGAGAAGGTATTTTATCCAAAGATCTTCCGCTTGGGTCTTGTTCTATTAAATCTTGTACGATATCTTCTGCAATATTTTTAATTGCTTGATTATCTTTAGCACCTGCTTCTTGCAGGAATGAAATTATATCATTTTTATATTTGTTCATTTCCATATTAAGATTTGGGCCTGCTTTAGATGTTTTTTCGTTTGCATATCTCCAATTTGTTGGCAAATAAGATCCCATGCTACCAAAATTGTTTTGTGCAGTTTGAACTTTTGGTGCTGGGTTGGCAATATGTTGTGGAATATCTTTAGGTAGGTCAGCATCCATTTCGTTATAATTTTTTTCTTCCAAGAACTCTTTAAATGATTTCATGATATTCCTTTGCAAATTTAATAATATAGTTACTTTTTAGCCATGTGATTTTTTAGTTTTTTATTGTATTTTTTCATGTTTAAATTGGTCTTTAAATTTATAAGCTTAAATATGATTATGAAGAATTTCTTTGATTTTTGGGAATCTATTAAGCCATCAGAATATGAAGGTTATAAGGTTCGATATATTGATGCTAAAAAGTTTCGTGGCAGTTCTTTGCCACATGAAGAGTTTTGTACGATAGCTATTCATGAGGATTTTCCAGATGTGATTGGCAAGGATGAGATATGGGTTGATAGAAACATCAAAACTTCTGAGTTGAATGAGTTGCTTAGTGGGGCAGTGAAGAGATATAAGGGAATGTCTTATAGTCAGGAGCAGAAGGATGAGAGGAAAATACGCAAGAAGCATGAGGAACTGATAGATAAGAAACTTTATTTCAAGTTTAATGATATCAAGGTTTATCTGGTTTCAGGCAAAGCGGTTCGTGATCATTACAAAACGGATTTTAGTCAAGGTGGACATGGGCAGGTGTACAATTGGATACCACATGGGGAGATATGGTTAGAGCGTGAGGAGTTGGGAGAATATTGGTATATTTTGGCTCATGAGTATTATGAGATGTTATTGATGAAAGGTGGGATGCCTTATATTAAAGCTCACGAGAAAGCTTCTGCTATTGAGGAAGGTTTGCGTCATAAGAAGTTTGGCAGTAAGGAATTCAAGTCTTTTGTTTCAAATATAAAAAAATAAGTAGATGATGATATAAAGAACTCACGGCAGGGTATGATCTTCTGCCGTGAGTTCTTGGATTTAAAGACTTGCGGCAATATCTTTTTCGTAGGCGTTGATAGCTTTCAGGAAATAGTCATCATTAAGGGTAATGATACCTTTATTATTTTCTTTAATGGTAGAGCTACCAACGGGTCGAAAAACAACTTTCTTTTCTTCGAGTAGTTTTTGGAGTCTTTTGCCTTCGATGGTGTTGATTGGTGTTATTAGAACGGTAAGGTAATCACCTTCGAGTTTGGGTTTTGATACGGTATGAGAGATAAGTTGTGGTGGTACTTTGTCAAAGGCAAAGGCAACGGAGTCGATCATGCCATTAGGGGGTATTGGGGAGGAGATCATATTTTGGATCAGCGATCTGGTATAGATGCGTGCATTGCCGTTTGGTTTATCGGCTCTGAGGATTTTGGCTTTATATAGATTTTCGTTGATGCGTACAACTTCTGGTGTTTCGTTTGACATTTTGATATTGGTAAATCCGCCAATAGTTCCGCCTAATACAGCTTCAATGAACAGTCTTCGATCCATAAAATAACTCCTTTAGTTATACAATAAAAAGGCCCACGATAGGAGTCTTATCCTACCATGGGTTTCTTATTGTTTCAACAGGAATTATTAGTTACTTGCTTTTTGGAGTGCGTTTTGAAATTCTTTATTGTTGAATACTTTAGGGCTAACTGATTTATCTGCAAGGTTTTTGAATACTTGTACAAGTTCTGGTCTTGTAAGGGGATCGGATTCAAAGTCTTTGTAAACTTTCATGATTGCTTCGAGAGTAGTTTGGGTATTTGGTTCTGGTTTATTGATTGTGGAGATGATAGAATTTTTGGAGAATTGGATGAGTCCAGATGAATCGGTTTTAATATCAAGCATGATAATTTCCTTATGGTAGGGGTTACAAGTTATTTAGTCGTTAAAGAGTCGATTACGATAATTTTCATAGGTGGTGGAGTCGGATATTTCTTCTCCCAATGCTTGTCGTGCCCATCCGAGCATAAATTTTTTACCTTCGTAAAGAATGCAGGCATTTTCCCTGATGGCGTATTGTAATTTGTTGACTTCAGCTTGAAGTTGTTCAACACGAGATGCGAGCATAAAGACTGTTTCTTGCGAGGCGTAGTTATCACTCATATTGGTTCTCCTTTTGTTGTTTCATAAAAAAGCCCGACTTTTGGTCGGGCTTTTTGCTAAATCAAATATTGATGTATTTTGGATTTTATCCATGTATACATTATTTCTGGCAGGTAATTATAAAGCATAATGTACACTAATAGAGTAAAGGGTTTTTTATTGTGAGTTTGATAGTTATGCATTTTGTCGAAAAAATTTGATAGGGGTAGGGCCGAAAGATGAATGCAATTGAAGTGCCCTTGAATGTGTGTATATAAGTTCACCATGATATGGCAAGAAAAAACAACTGATAAGACACGACTTCTTGAATTATTTGTGCGCTTGAGAGGTTTTAATGATGTTAGTGCATATGAGATAGGCAATGTGATTCGTTTGCGTGTATTGGATAAGAAGTTTTGCGGACATTCTTTTGAAAAAAGAAAAAGCTTTATTGACTTTGCATTAAAAGGTTGGTCTGGTAGGTCTGATGATTCATTTGAATTATATTTATTTAGTTCTTTGGAAGAAGATCGCAAAAGGAATGAAGAGTTTTTCTTGGTTTTAGACAAGAAGTTGTGAATAATATTATGAGTTTTAGTTTATATTTGATTGAGTCTGATCGATATTTAACGCTTGATGATATAGATGTTTTTTTAGGTATTTGTTGTGTGGAATCCAATCATGTGAAGTTCATTACTGAAGATGAGGCAAGATGGGCTTGCACAAAATATCAAAACTCATTTGAAGTTTTAGGTTTAAAAGTTCCAAAAATGCACATCCGTGTGCATGAAGCTGGGTTATTGAAAAGGGTAATAAATTTGAATTATTAGTCAGGCAATAGTGGAGCACTTCTTGCACCTGAAATTCCAGAAATAGCATTTGAAAGTTGAGATAATTTTTCTACATCTGGAGTTCCGCCTGCATTTTTAATGATTTTAAATGCTAATTGGGCTGCGTTTCCTGTTGCTCCGTTTCCTGCCAATGCTGTAATTTGCATATCAAGTCTATCATTAAAAATTTCTTTTCCACGAAAACTCATTTCTCCAGTTTTGCTAAATGGATCTTTAACTAAATCATAAAACTTATGTTTAGTAGCGTTAATTGCATTCTGCAAGGAATCATAATCAGTAACTTCGCCACTTTTTATCTTATCAATGATTTCCATTTTTGCTTGTTTGATAGCTATAATGCTAGGCAAACTGTGTTTTGCAGCAACAACTGCGTTAACAGCTTGAGATTTGGCATCTACTGCGGATTGTGCAGCTTGGGATTTGGCATTTACAGCAGCATCAGCTGCTTGGGCTTTTGTTGAAGCTGCATCAACAGCTTGAGATTTGGCATCTACTGCGGATTGTGCAGCTTGAGATTTGGCATCAACTGCAGATTGTGCAACTTGGGATTTAGCATCAACTGCGGATTGTGCACCAACGCTACTTGCTACATCCTGTACATCTTGAGGATGTGCGATACCGCTTTGTTGGACTCCATGAATAGCAGCACTTGCTTTATTGACTGCGGCACCAATGCCTGCACCAACAAGAGTTCCTACACCCATAAGAAATGCTACTTTAGCAATACCAAGTTTATTTTCGCTTGCAAATTTGCCGATTGCTGAGGCAGCATTTTTCAACATATTTGCAACATTTGATCCATACTTAACAGCTTTACCACCAATAAATCCTGCGGCTTTTCCAAGCATGCTCCCAGCCCAATCGCCCCAACCTTCATCAAGATCAATATAGCCAGCTTCAACTAGTGTAAGATATTGACCAAAGGTGAGGTTATCGGTGTGTGCAAGTTGTGTTCTAACGCCATCTGATGATATATTAGGCATTTGAAATTTAGGTGCAGCAGCAGCAGTAGTAGGAGTAGGCTGTTCTGGTTTTGGCATTAGGCCTAATTTTTGAGCTCCGTAGTCGAAGGCTTTTCCAGCCAATTTGTTAATTGGTTGTCGAACGAAGTACATGAGGGCAGCAAATGGAATTGCGGCTGGACCACCGACAATACCTGAAGCAATAACGGCTGTTGCAAGAGGTAAAGGAATACCTAATTTTTCCGAATATTTCTTTGCTTCTCCTGCTGCTGTTTTTAGAGCAGGAATGGCTTGTGCTGCATACTTTGAAAGATTTTGATCATCTTCTGAATTTCCTCGTGCTGCAGTATAAGACTGACCAAAAGATTGTTTTAAAGAATCCAAAAATCCTTCATCAAGAATGGAGGGATCACGGTTTACAAGAAATTCAGAAAATGTTTGCATAATATCTCTTAAAAATAAAAAGTATATGTTTTTATTTATAATTGTTATTTTAAAATTGTTTGTGCAATTTCCTTGTTGGAAATAGAAAGAGATATATCTGCTATTTGAGTAAGGTTGATGGGATCATTTTCGGGACTATCGTAAAATGCTCGGTGAGCACTTGCTGCAGCAAAAAAATTGGGATTTTCCATCATAATGGCATTAAGGCATGGGTGAACGCAAGATATATAATCATCTTGTGTTGGCACATCTCCTTGAAGTGTTGAAATTTGAATTTTTTTTACAACAGTAATAGGATCATCTGTGGGTTCTTCTAGAAGATAAGCTTTAGCCCATTCACGAAACGATTTATTAGAAACTATAAAAAGACATGCTAGTATTGCAAAATTGATGCGTTGTTTATTGGTGGGAAGTGTTACTTGGATTGGTTCTAAGGTAGTTACTTTGGGAATTTCAATTCTATATTTTTTTGAGTTAAAAGGTTCGGCAATTCTCCAAAATTTGGGTTGATCAATATCTTCGTGATATGGGTACATAAAAAGAGCGGTGTTCAGGGTTTCGTAAACTCCAAAATAATAATTGGAGTTATTTTCTTCGTGAGATATATTGAGACCCCATTGAACGCCACGCCATGATTGGTCTTTTTGATCTGTCACAAGGTAAGGCATGTTTTTATCCTCAGAATTAAGAAATATTGCATTATTCTTATCAGCCGTTCTTATCATAGCGTTGTTAAGGCATAAAGATCTTTCGCATCCTGCGTTATATTCAATTTCTTTTGATACACTTGCAGAACAACCTGACAATATTACTTGTGGTCCAACTTCAGCAATTATGATTTTGCGTTATTATGGAATTGAGGCTTCTTTAAGTGATGTGAAGAAGAAGACGAAGACAGTTTGGTATACATCACATGGTAAAGATTTTGGAATGACGGCTCCAGCATTGATTCAGAATGCTTTGATGAGTTATGGATTAAATGGACGATTAAATTATGCTGGAATAGATCGGTTAAAGAATCTTGTGGCTCGTGGAAAGCCCTGTATTGTTTTGGTGCGTTCTGGTGAATGGAACTGGCATTATGTGGTTGTGACTGGTTATGAGCGTGATGTAATTTATTTTGCCAATCCTGCAAGTGGTAAAATTGAAGGTTTGGTTGTTGAAGAATTTGAAAAAGCGTGGAATTGGCAAGGAGATTTATTAGGCAGGGAGTGTAGTAGGTGGATATTATTTTGGCTTAGGGGCTTAGAAATTTATCCATATTCAATAATTTACATTGACTAAATTTTAAGATATCAATTTACTTTGATGGTTTTAATTATTTTTGGTGATGAAACCCAGTAGACTCCGTCAACTATTCTATAGGTAATTTCTTTTTCATTAAAAAATTGTTTTACATCATTTGCAACGGTTCCAAAATCATAATCATCTCCAAACATGACGCCGCCTTCTAACAATAAATCCCAATAATTTTTGATATCATGGTAAACATCAGGACTTTCATGGCTTGCATCAATGTAAATGAGATTTGCATTGATGTGCATGCTTTTCAGATGGCGAGCAGCGGTGATGCTTGTATTAGGAATTGGAATGATATTGTTTAGACATCCAGCATAATGTAAGTTTGATAAAAATTGCATATAGAGTTGAGGATAACCATATTTTTTTGGATATTTACCTCCTGCATATTGTCCATCCATATGTTCTAGGCTACCAAGCCAAGTGTCAATACAATAAAGTTCAAATGGTTGATTGAGTTTTTCTAGTTGTCGGTGTAAGTTTATGGTGGACATACCTTTCCATGAACCAACTTCAAAAACTCTATATGGTCTAATTTTTTCAACAAGTTGGGCGAATATTTTATTTCCATAATTCCAACCTTGCATATCGGGAGGAAGTAGGTCTTTAGAATCTATTGCTATATTAGGCATTTTTCCTCATTATAAAATAGATGATTTAATATAAACGAGTTATTATTCACCAACAAATTTTTCCAGAATTCTGTTAAACTCTTCAGTATAGTCGTTGTTGATAAACAAGTTAATGTCTTTTGGTGTTTTAATATTTGTGCTTCGTGGTATATTCATTGCGTATAGTTGGTTAGATATTTGTAATAGTTCCTTATCTCCAAATCTATATAAGGTTGTGTTGTATTGCTCGGGTAGTACGAATCTGGTTTTAACAAACCAGAGTCCAAATCCGGGATAAAAGCAAAGTCCATCGAACGGAAACCAAACATCGGGTCTGCCACTATGGATGCCTGTGCTGCGATAAAAACTTTGGTAGCATATGGGCGTGACAACAACAACGATGTCTCGATGCTGTTTGTAAATTTCGTGTGCAATTGGGCCTAGCACTTTCATCGAGGTGGTAGCCTTTCAAGAAAGATACGGGTGAAGTTCTATGAAGTATTTAGCCGTTATTCTCATGGCTGTGATTTTGCTTGTTTATTTTTTTATGCCCTCTCAAAAAGCACAGGTGGGAGAGCCTTTAACAGAAGATCAATTGCTTCGCATTGATATTAAGCCTGTAGGTCCAGAAGTGCCTATTGTTCCTATTCCTCCAGTTGTGGAACCTATTTGGAAAAAGTGGCCTAGGGTTCGTGAGATTCAAAATCCTTCTCTTGGTGTGATTCTTGGCGACATTGAATCACACATGCCTGCAAATCATCACTATCGTGATTCAAACAAAATGACATGGGCTCATGAAACGACTCATGGAATAAATGCGAACATACGGAATAGCATTCAGCAAAACAGAGAGAGATTTAATGGTTTTTATGTGCTGCAAGATCGTGCTGTTGTTTTAAGAGAGCCAAATATCACCATTCAAGATGTTGCAAAATTGGTTCCAAATGTATTAAGAGGACCAAGTTATAAATTATATCTTGTGGAGCAGGCTTATAGTTGGGGAGATCGACCTTTATATTTGGTCGATGAATGGGTATCATATACGAACGGATCGGAGACGGGGAAAGAATTAAATCTATTTGGATGGTATTTTGAACTATTGCAGGCACACAATTTCAATGTTTATTGCATTTACATGGCAATGTGTGTTCAGCGTGATGTAAGTAATTACAACGATACTGAATTGCGAAAATTTCTGATGTGGAATATTGAGCGTGTATTTCGTATATCAATGCCTTCTGACAGAGATAAGGTGGTATTGCCTGATGGATCTATTGCCATGAAGGCATTGAATCAGTTCATATGTCCTCATCATACTTTGCAAGTAGGTTCACAAACTGATTTAAAGGATGTTGATGATTATGTAGATAAGGTAAGGACTGCTCCTGAGGCAGAGAAATTGCGAATTTTCGCACGGGAATATTTTGGGGAAGAGTGGTGTAAGAGGATATACGGTTTTTAGGAGAATTATGTCACTTAGTAGTTATAAAAAATGGCGTAAGTTTCAGGAAATGGCTTCTATGATTTTACATAGTGGCGGTTTTATAGTTCCTTGTAAGTTAATGGTAATGCATGGTTTGCCATGCAAGGAAAAAGAAATCAAGGCTATTGATATGCGTTTTGAAGATCCGGGTGCATATCCTGCTCCTTTTAACCAGTTGAATCAAGGATCTAAATTTATAGCATTACTTCCCGGCACGAAGAATTATCTTGTTTATCATGGGCCGGGAAATACAGAAATTGTGTCTGGACAGGATGCCCAGAAAAAGGGGTATTTGCCAGCAAGAGGCCAATATGAAAGTGAACAAGGATATACTCTTGTTCCTGACGATTGGGTTGTTCACGCCGAGCTCTTTGACACTGATTATGAAGTGATTAAGCCAGCGTTGGCTGATTTTTCAGGAGCTAGGGCTAAAGCTCTTTATGGAGGATGAGAAAAATGAAAGCATTATTGCTTGTTTTAGTTCTGTGTTTTGGCGGTTCTGTATATGGTGTGGAATTCAAAAAAATTGATGAAGCTGTAAAAGCTGCGAAAAAAGAAGACAAGAATGTTTTCTTGTATTTTGGTACTTCGTGGTGTCCCGGCTGTAGAGAAATGAAACGAGTTTTTAAGAATGTTGATGTTAAAAAGAAGATGGAATCGATGCCATATGTGATTATTGATTGCGACGACGATGATGACGGTTTGTTGAAAAAATATAAAATAAGCAGCATTCCTGATTATATGATCATTGACAATAATGGCGAAATTTTAAAAAGAACAAAGGGTGCAATGTCACCGAGTGAATTTTCTAAATGGTTAGGAGAAGAATGAAAAAGAAAAATAAAAAAGAAAACAATGGAATGTATCCATCAAAAGTATTGCAGATGCAATTTCACAGTCCTGTTCAGCTTGCGGCAAGCCACTGTGAATGGGCAATTCCTTTTGTAGAATGGATCAAGAATCGAGAAAAGGTTTTAGTTAAAAAGAAAAAGGGCTGAGATAAGGTGTAAAAACACTTACTGGTCAGTAAGTAAAAAACCCATCTTTGTTAAGATGGGTTTTTTTATTTTATTCTTATTTTTGAAATTTACGATTGGCAAATTCTTCGGCTTTATCAAAATCGCCATTCGTTAGATGTTTTTGCATTTTCTTTTTATTCATCAATTCTACGATAGCTTCTAAATCTTCGAGAGATGTTGGGCGAATGAAGTAAACTGATTCCAATCCATGAATCAATCCAATGTGGCAAACAACATTACCTGTTGTTGCATCTGTGATTTTGATGACTTCGTTATCAAAGCCTTTGATGTCTTTGCTGTCTTGTTCAAGCAGTTTTTTACGAGGAGTCATGACAATTCCTTTCATCGGAACAAAACTTATTTTGTCTTACTGTACCAAAAAATAAAAAAGTGTAAAGGTCACAAACCGAAGCTATAAGAAACTTGAATTTTAGCTTGAATTTCTGGAACACCTATGTGTGTTACAAGTTTGTGTTTGCGAGCTTTTTTTGCATTTAGATAATAATCAGCATGACCTCGTTCATGAAGAAGTTTTAAGTAATAATCTTGTTCAACTCCGCAATTTTCAGCTAATAGACTGAAAATTAGTTTATTAAGTCGGTCTAATTCTTTTGCGTCAGCTTTTACTTCTTCAGATTTACCTGAAGCAATAGAAGAAGCGTCATGAAGCATAAGAGTTGCGTTTTCTGCCATATATCTTTGTTGACCCATTCCGAAAAGAATAGCTCCAGCACTCATGGCCTTTCCTGTGCAAATGGTATGTACAGGTAATTTAGATTTCTTAACATGAGCAATCATATCAAGGCATCCATAAACACTTCCGCCATAAGAATCAATAACAATCGGGATGATTGGCTGTCCTGTATGATGGGCTTCTTCCATGTCTTCATGAAAATCTTTTACTGCTTCTTCGGAAAATTTTTGAACAAACACAACAACTGGCATTTCTATGAGTTCTTCGTGTTTTGCTCTGATATTAGGATCTACGATAAGTTTCCTATACATTGTTTCTCTCTATGAATGATAAATTGGTTTCTTGCGTTTGAAATCATGTCAATGATACAACGAGTTTCCATGAACGATTGTTGATCTTCGCTATGAGAAGAAATTTCTTGAAATTTATTTAAAAGTCGTGAAATTTCGTCTAGATTACTTATGATGAATTTGTAATCGCCGTCTTGAAAATACACGGTGCCGTTGTAGTGTCTGATGGTGGTCATGAGTGGCGCTTCCTCAGGAGATGTCATTATTTAGTTTGAAGACCAAACAATTTATGGAAAAGAGAAAGAAATGGAAAAAAATCATAAACATTTAGTTTTAAATGCAACAGTTTCCAATCCAATTACAGATGAAAATTCTTGTAAAGAGTGGCTTAAAAAATTGATTGAAATTATTGATATGAAAATTCTCATTCCTCCTGTTGCTAAATTTTGTGACACCCATGGAAATGAGGGCGTAACTGGAACTGTGGTTGTTGAAACAAGTCATGCAAGTATCCATATTTGGCACAAAGAAGAAAATCCTTACATACGCATGGATGTTTATTCATGTAAAGATTTTGAACCCAAAGATGTGGTTAAGTATTTGCAAAATACGATGGGTGAATGCAAGGGTGGTTTTTTGGTTATTGATCGTAACTTTACCATTCCCGAATTTAGTAGGATGTCAACTTTTTAAGATATTTTTGGATTTTCAAGCAAGAATTTACCAACATATTTTGTTTTGTAAATTTTAAAATAAATAATCGTAAAAAGCATTGTTGTAAATTTATTTTTCTGCTATCATTTGCAATCATTTAATTTGCAAAGGAGAGAAAAGTGAAAGATTTGATAAACAATTATTGTGACGAACACGAATTAGACAATGTTCTATTTATTGATGGTCATGATAATGCCATAATGGGTCTGTCTACTTGTTTCAACAGCGTTAAAGTTGTTTATAGTTATAAAAAAATTATCAGTAATTTGATGAATGATATGAATCAGGAAGATGCTGAAGAATTTTTTGAATATAATATTCGTGGAGCATATCTCGGAGATGGAACACCAATCATAATGCAAGATGATATAGATTGGGATAATTATAAATCATGATAAAAACAGTTAACGATAACCAACATGATATCATAAAAGATATAATTTCATTACATTGTCCGCAAGGAATAGAATGTGATCCAACATATTCTAAAGGCAACTTTTATGAAAAAAGTTCAATCGCCAAACCCAAATTTAAATTTGATGCATTTCCGCAAACATTAGACACAATTCAATCTGATGCCAGCACACTGCCATTAAATGATTCAAGTATAAAATCATTGATGTTTGATCCTCCATTTATTGTCGGTCATACAAAGGACAAGCCAACAGGAATAATTGGAACTAGATTCCATGGATTCAAATATATTGACGATCTATGGGAATGGTATGATCTTTGCATTAAAGAATTTTACAGAGTATTAGAAACTAATGGTGTTTTGATTGTGAAATGTCAAGATACTGTCAGTAGTGGCAAACAATGGTTCAGCCATGTACACATCATGAACGAAGCTGAAAAAAATGGATTTTATACAAAAGATCTATTCATCCTTGTTGCCAAAAATAGAATAGTTGGTCACAACCATAAGAATCAGAAACATGCGAGAAAATTTCACTCTTATTTTTTGGTGTTTGTTAAAAAATAGAACCAACGAATTTAGTAGGATGTCAATTTTTTAAGATATTTCGGATGACATTTTTTATTTTTTCATCATGTACTTTTTTAATTTCTTCATGGGCTTGGGGATTTTGCTTAAGCCAAAGTACAAGTTCTCCAAGTCCTACAAAAGGCAAAGCAACGATAAAACTAGAACCGGGAATAGGACTTAGACAACCTAAAAGTGCTGATCCCATGATGATTTTTGCAATTGTTGAGCCATATCGGGTTTCTAGTTCTGTATAGTGTTCTTTTATTCTTTGTTTTATATCATCGGTAATTGAAAGAGAGCTAACATTATTTTCTTCCATTGTGCAATTTTCTAAAATTTCTGGGTTAATCATTTTTTTCTTTTTGCAATTATTTTTTCAGCTATTTTAGAAATGTAATGAGCATTTTCAGTATTGATGCATTCTTTTAATTTCTCAATTGGATCTCCAAAAGAAAAATTAAATGGAGGCGGGAAAAGGTACATTTCCTTGTTAAAAACAGGAGGCATACCATGTTCGTAATTTATGATTGGGCAATTTTTATCTTCAATCATGCTTGTTGTCATGTTGTATGTTCCCGTAATAGAAATTTTGCCTAATTGCTCAGCAATTTGAACTGCCCAAGCAAGTCTAATTGTATTTTCCCATACACTGTTGCCATCAAGTATTTGCTGGAGAATCAATCGTTCTGCGAACAATGCAATTCGATCTATAAATTCACTGGGAATTTTGTTCAAGAAGTAATAAGGACCAAATGGCACCCAGTTTTCTTCGTAATATTCTTTATCTTTTTGACATAATTTCCAAAATTCTGGTACGGCTTGGCAAGCAGATTCAAAAGTAAAAAATGGATCAGTAGAAATTAAAATCGAAGAATAATTGTAGTCTTCAACATTTGGAGTTGTTTTATTACGGATTACTGAATGAGTTGGCATAACAAGAATTTTTTCTTCAACTTTTTTATTTTTCATAGCCCAAGAAAGAAAATACAACTGGTTTAAATCTTCGTAACCTCTTTTTTGACCTATGTTTTCAAAATAAAATTTATTTTCATGGTTTGCAATAGATTCAGTAAATTGATAGTTGTGCGAAGCACTATCGCCTTGACTGATTCCAATAAAAAGTTTGTCCTCAACATTCAGTTCTTTAGCACTGTTTATGAGGAGTTCAAGTTGCCATTGCGTATATGGCGAATTTGTAGCTGAAACTAAGTAGTTCATATTTGTATTAGAGTATATTAGCAAATATCTTTACACATAAGATAATGTGTTTCGTAAGTTCTGTAAACCTCACTATAAGCAACGCCCCACGATGCGTCATGGGATCTTTGTGCAAATTCTTCTTCGTCTAACGAATCATGCAAATGATTCCAAGCTCGTGCATGAGCCCATTCATGAAGTAGAGCATCGATTGCTGAATTTTCCGACAATTCGCTATTGATTCTAATGTAAAATTTTTTCTTATATAAATAGCATTCACCATCGAGATCATTCATTTTAATTCGTCGTACATTTACTGAATATGCGGGTGGACATTTCTCTCGCAAAAGGACCACAATCTTTCTGTAGACCTTAAAGCTCATGCTCCCCCTTATAAGGTGTATGTAAATATATAAGACTTTCCAAAATTTGATTAACCTTTTTCTATAACATCATGAACTAATATTTTCACCAAATGCGTCAAATTATTGTATAATTCTTGAGTTAAAATGTTAAATTGATGAATTTGATCAGGTCTATCTTCCCAAATTTCAAGAGTTTCTATATTTGGATTAAGCAATTTTTTAATACGATTGGCTTTTACTTCAAAAGTATTCGCTCCTGATGAGTCGTGGTCGTTGCAAAAATACATCTGAGAAAACCTAATATTTTGATTTTCCAATAAGCTGATAATTCTGGAACGGAATTTATTGGTTCTTCCAGTCATGAGTATAATATTAGTTTTGGGGCACGCCTGATCTATATGATATTGTTTAATTGTTTTTGAAACATACCAAGATAAATCTGGTACATGTGGAACCACAGGAGGCATTAAAGATTCAATGCGACCCCACCAACCTTTGTGAGGATATGGTTTGCCAATTTCTTCTGCATATCGCTGCATCCCTTTTTCTTTTTCAGGAGAGCGAAAAAGAGTGCCATCAAAATCATAAATCACCATGCGGTTTATCATGGTGTAATGATATCACATTTTATAATGATATGATTAAATTTTGCTGTTAATATCTTTCCAGCGATTAGTAAAAAGCATTTTTTTAATACTGTCAAATTCACCACCGATGGGATTGCGTCCTAAAACCTGAACATAAATAGGACTGATTTTTTTCATTCCGCCATCATCACTTTTGTAAGGATTTAGGTCGTTGCCATCAAAATTTAAAAAGTTGTCTACATTGGCACTGTAGGTCTTTGCCATAACCATCCATTCTTTGATTTTACCTCGTGTGAGTCCAGTGTGGCTTTGGATTATATCGTAAAATTGATCAGGATCAAAGTTATTACCAGCCCATTGGTAGATTTTCACAAGGTAAGCAATGTCGTTTGCTTCTTGGCGAGTCCAGCCACCGGTCATCAAAAGTTCACGCACATCATTTGGATTATTGTTGCGCAAAACCCAAGCGGCACTCATCCAACGGTCGCCTTTAAATCCTTCGGGCATATCTTCAGGATTGAATTCAATGCCGGGAAATATCTTGGATAATAAGCCTGTTTTGTGCATAGAGAGCATGAATTGACGGGCATCAACATCTGGATGTTCAATCCCTTTACAGAATTGATTCTTCATAGATTCAGGTTCAGCCCCAGAGAAATCTTTGTGCGACACAATTGCTTTTGTCATCGAATCAGGAAGATCGCCTTTGCCAAAACGATTAAATTGATTTACAAAGCGCATTGCAGTCATTGGATCTTCACCCAGACGATCAGGAAGTTTATTACCAATTGATTTTAGTTCTCCACTTTTTAAATGATTTGCTCCTCCAAAAGGATCAATTAGTTCATTGTTAGGACCTTCATCATTTTTAAGGGGAATATACATGGCATTGATGGTAAAGTCACGATTTGCTGCGTCATCTTCAATATTGGATGCAGCGATAACTTCATCGGGGGTAAAGTTTTTACTTTTTGGAGATTTACTAAGAGTTGAAATGGTATAAGGTTGGCCATTTACTTCAGCGGTAACTTCCATTTCACGATGATTTTTGTCCCATCGACTTGCATAAAATATTGAACTTTTCTTTCCTGCTATTGGAAGATTGCGATATTTTATGCTATTGCCACTTTTTGGTTGAACTTCAATAAAACCATTTTGTGAAAGTATCATACGAATTTCGCTAGGAGTGGCATCAGTAACAAGATCATAATTATCTGGGGTCTTGCCCATAAGATGATCACGAACTGCACCACCCGTTAAATATAAAGACTTCTTTTTAAGAGATGGTTCAATTTCACCTTTATCTTTTTCAATGGTTGTATAGCCAACAGTAACTTTGTCACTGTTGAGAAATGCTCGAACAATCTTAGCCAAATTTGAATGGTGAGACTTGTCGATAATAAATGGCGTAAATTCTCTACTGCCAGATTTCTTTTCTAGTTTAATACGAGCAGTAACGCCTTGAATAGGCTTTTCGTTTTGCTCTTCACGAAATTCAAAAAATTGACTAAATTTGTTCATAATGCGTTCCATACAAAAAAGTACTATTATATTTACCAATCAAAGCCTTAATTTAGATCGACATTTAAGTTGGAGGAGACTGAAGTCCTAAATAATAAAGAATTGCGCCTCCAATTATCATGAGTATTATTTTCCATGCTGAGTCAAAAATTTTGTCCCATATGCCATCTATTTTATCAAGTCTGGTTTTAACACTTTTAATTTCCTGATGAATTTCAATAATTGTGTTTTGAATATCGGTTAAATCATTTTTAACTTTATCGTAATCAGTGCTTAATTCTTCATTTCTTTCAATAAGTAATTTTATTCTTTCATCATTTCTGGATGCAATATCACGAAGTCGATGTAAGACATCTATTTCATGATTGTCTGGAAGCTCTTGTGAAGACATAATTTTCCATTTCTATAAAGGCTACTCTATATATTAGATGATGGATAAGACACAAAAAACTATCGAAAATCCTGCGGTTCTTGTCGTGGAAGAGCCCATAGAACAAGTTATTGCAACTGAAGAAGTTATTGCAACTGAAGAAGTTGTTGCAACCGAAGAAGTTATTGCAACTGAAGAAGTTGAATCTATTGTTCCAAGCATGAATGTCAGCGTTCCTGACAAAGCGAAGGATGTATCTTTAATTTCTGATGATCAATATCTCTGTGTTTTAAATGAAATCATCGATAATATTCGTGATGATCGCAGCGATGTAAGTAGTTACATAGATAAATTCGCTGATTTAGTCATCAATGATGGTGATGCAACGACTTCGAGCAAGGAAGCTCTCATTAACTTAATTAAAGTAAAAGTAGATTTGCAGGACAAGATGTTGAAGGCAGCAGATTTAATGACTCGCCTAAAATTAAAAAATACTTATGCCTATTCAGGGCCTCATCTCAATGCTATGCAACAAAATAACTTTAATATTGGTGCTGATGCTAATTTTGACCGCAAAGAAATAATTCGTGCAATCAATCATGCGAAAAAGAAAAAGGATAACAAATGAGTATTCATGCCCTTCAAGAATGGTTAGCTAGTGAAGCTAGTGGAGATGTTGCTGCTGGACAATCTCCAATGCAAACTCCTGATTCTCCACCACAATCTGGTCCTCCCGGTGATCCAAATGCCGCTGGTATGCCTCCGGGAGATCCAAATGTGGCAAACAAAGCTAACGACATGAGTCCGCCTGCTGCAGCAACTCAACAAAACAGTCCTGAAGCAGGGCAAATGCCCGATGTAAGTAATGATCCCCAAGCTCCAGATATGCCTGAAAAGGTAAATGATCAGGACTTTGAACAATGGAAAAACAAGTATTTCAAAGAGTCAATTAAAGGCGATGTGAATAAACTCATGGAACTTATCCAAGGAGTTCGTGATGCTGAATTAGAAGCTTATCCTCGTAAATTCGTTGAAGATAACTTGCAAATTCTTTTCTTGCGTCAGAATGCAAATATTGATAAAGCTTCTAAAAACATTAGACAGAACATTAAGCAAAACCTTGACCAGAACAATCCTTCTGTAAGTGTTGTTAATCATTTGTTTTCGGCTCTTCAGACTACTCCAGAATTAAACAATGTCTTTATCAAGCTCAAAGGTCTTTTGGGCATGAAAGGCGATTTACATCGAAAATATTTGGCGTCATTGCTTGGTGCTGTGCAAGTTGGAAGCGGTGGCAATAATGAAGATATTATTTATAATGATCGAGAATATTCAATTCGCATTTCAACTCGTTTTAATGATAAATGGGGCAAGGTTGATCTCGGCAAATGGAGTCTTCGTGAAGATGACCCTGAGCGTTATTTGACCGAACCAGAACAAAAACGCATGGAAGAAGGAGCTCCAGAAGAGCGAGATGTTCTTCGTCGTCGTGTAGTAATGGAAGCAATAGCCGAAACATTTAAAAAGCGTGCTTTCATTATTAGTGTTGTTGGTCAAGATGGAACAATTTATACACTTGGATGGGATTTGGCAGGCAGTCTGCGTAATGCTTACACAAGTGGCAAATTAGTTGTCAGGGCAATTCAAAGCGACAATTCTGAAGCTATGATTGATGATGACGGAGCAATTGTGCCTTATGTTGATATCAAAATCAGATATGTGAAAGATGCTCCCGGTGGTGTAGATGATGATGGAAATCCTGCAAAAGAAGAGCACGATTTTATGGAGCGTATTGATGGCATGTTGTTTTTAACCGCCCAGTTCAACATTCTGAAAGAAGCAGCTTCTTCGTTTAGTGGCATTGTATTGAAGGAAACTCCTTATGATGGCAATCCTAGTGATTTGAAGGTATTGATGCGATGCATACCTTCCGCTCAGGAAATTCTCATGAGGTCTTGCTAAGGAGAATAATGAAGACTTTTTTTGAATTTGTAGATCACAAACAGCGTGAAGGTAAAAAGCAGTTAAAGCTCGTGGAAAAAGTTTTACGAGATGGCGGCTTTCATGTTTATTCACACCTCGAAGATGATGACCCATATCTTTTTATTAAATCTTCTAACAAAAAATTAAGCTTTGAAGGCGTGAGGGTTTATCAAATTGGCGATGGAATCGCTTATAGAATTCAAAAGCTTGAAAAGACTGAGCCTTATGGAAAGGCATATGCACTAAACATTGAAGACATGTTTAATGACTACATGGGTGAAAACATGTCTGAAGAAGAAGCGGGAAAAGAGACCATGAAAAGTGTTGTAGAAGAAATTAAAAAGTTCTTTCGCAAAAGTGCTGATGCTGAAGAAGAATTACGAACAGGACAAAAAGATGGCGTTGGTTTAATTGTTAAGACTGGAGGCAGCGATTACAGTAGTACTGTTTTAAATAGATTATAATCTATTAAGGAGAAAAATGAATGAGGATTCAGACAACAAAAAAGAAATAGACAAAGAATCTCAAGATGTTCTTTGCCTTATTTTAGCAATCTTTTTACCACCTTTAGGTGTTTTACTCAAAAGAGGTTTAGATATTCAGCTTGTGATCAATCTTCTTTTGACATTATTTGGATGGTTTCCGGGTATTATTCACGCACTTTATATAATTCTTAAAAAGTAATTAGCCGGTAAACCATTTAAAAAGCCCCGAATTATTTCGGGGCTTTTTATTTTAGCTTAAAAAAGCCTACTCATAAGATAAAATCCTATAAAAAAAACACCCAAAATGATTATGCCTATAATGGTATTAAAAACACCATTGATTGAATTCTGTGCAAAAGTAGGAGATTCAGGAATGAAACCTTTTTGCACATTGCTTTCATGTTCTTCTCGACGCAATTTTGCACGAAGCTGCTGTCCGGGATCGCCACAATGAGGACACGCAACTGCATTCCATGATACCTTACCGCCACACATGATACAGGTCGTAGTTAACATCGTTTTCAATCTCTTTCTTTTAATGGTTATGGTTCAATCTTAGATTGATCTTACCGCTGCAAATGGGCTTTGTAAACAAAGATTGGGAAATCTAGATAATGTATGGCTGTACCTTTTGTTGATGCTGTTTTACCGACCGGTATATTAGGTCAAAATGTTACAAACACCGCTATTGGTCGGGGTAGTTTGGTTAATTTCAACTATATTTTTCACAAACCCGGACATGATCCTGCACCTATGGTATTGATTACTGATGTATGGGGACAATATATTAGAGGCATCAATATTCACTATCTGACCTTCCCAGTCATTAAAAAATTGATGTTTCCGGGTTCTGGTTTATCAATATGTGATAATCCTATATTCACTTACCAATATATTAAAGGAAACGCCTATATATCTTCAGCATTCAGACAATATAAACGCACAGGAATTGAGCGACTAAGAAAGCTGGATTGTGCCCAAATTGTCAATGCTCTCGCAATATCTCGGTCATTTGACCCTAACGAGATAGAGGCTATACGCCGTTCTGTGCGAGAGCAAATTCGTCGTATGGCCAATCCACAGGCTGGACCTTCAGGCGAAATGAATTTAGGCGGAATTTCAATTCCAAATCCAACATAAGCAAAAATAACAATCATAGATAACTCAATCATATTGAAAGGGCTAAAAGCGTTTGTAGGCATTCATGGCAGAACCAAATCAACAAATAATTGACGCACTGGGTAGAACAGTTGATGCATTGAATCTCAATACAGCAGAGATTCAAAGCTTAATTGCTAGCGCTAAAACTGGTGCTCCTAAAGCCGTTAATCCGCCTAGTGCCTCTCAAGAAGAAGCAATTAAACAACTTACCGAAGCCATGACTCAATTTACGACCAATTTTCAAAATGGTCTTAAAGAACAAAAAGAGTTCATGAACAAAACTGTTTCTGCAATGAAGGATGTTAAGGGAAAAAGAGAAGATAAATCTAAAAAGGGAAAAGATAAAAAAGAAAAATCTAAAGGTGCTGACAATAGAAAAGCTCCTGAAATGGACGCAGAAGAAATGTCAGTTCTAAAAAAACTAACTGACAATCTTTACAAAGATAGACAAAAATATCATCAAACTGACTTGTTGGATGCTGTACGAACATATGCACAGCAAAATAGAATTACAAAAGAACAGGTTGCTCAGCTAGCCTTGGACAAGGAAAAAGGTGCTGAAGTAAGATCTTCACTTGAAAGTCTTACAAAACAAGCATCAGTTTACAGAAAATATGGCGATGTTACAGGTAAACTTAGCGATCAATTTTACACTCTGCGTAGTGGACTAGAATATATCCCCCATGCTCTTGGCCTTGATGTCATGGGAACTTTGTTTGGAAATATTGGCAAAGGTCAAATGGACTTCATTCGTGATGTCCGTCGTGCTGCCTATGAAACAGATGGACTGCTTGCTGGCCATCACGAACTAAATAGATCCTACGAAGACTTAGGTCTTACAGTACACAAAACTGGTGTCGAGCGTGAAAAATTCGAAAAGAGTTATTTAAAAGCATTAAAAACAGGTGTCAAAGATCGTAAATTAGCCGCACAGCTTGCCACTCAATCTCTACACACTGAAGAACAATTAGGTTTAGAAGCTGGATCACTTCAACAAACATTCCAAGAATTTGCTGTAGCAGGCAAGTTCAATAATGCCCAATTAGCTCAAATGGGTCGTGGAATGCAGGAGGTTGCTAGAAACACAGGTTTAACTGGCGAAGCTTTAACTAGTGCTATGAATAGTGCTAAGGGCCTTCAAAAAGCAATGCGTGGTTCAGGACAACTAACTGCTGAAGCAGCAACAAACATGTTGGAATTAGCTGCAAATGGTCAAAAACTTGATGTAGCTGATGAAATCAATGCACTGGCCAAAGGTTTGTCAAGTAGTCATGCTTTGTTTAATGAAACTAGTAAGGGAATGCAAAACCTTATTATTATGTCAGCTGGTGCTGTTGGTCAGTTTGATAAAGCTTCATCTGGAGCCATGCTTAAAACTAAACAAGGAATTAAAGATTTAAGTGCTGGCATGGAAAAGACACTTAAAAGCATGGGAATTGAGAGTAGAGAACAATTTGAAAGTCTTTCAGATGAAGCAAAAAGAGATATTAGCTTTAGAATGCAAGCCATGTTCCAAATGGACGCTGGCCAAGCTTTAAGCACATTAGAAGCTTTAAAAGAATCTGGCAAAGATTATACCGATAAGCTCAAAGACATTGACAAACAACTTGAAAAAAATCTTACAACACAAGAAAAATCGTCTTTATTGGAAAAGAAAGCTGCAATTCAAAGTGGAGCAGCAATGTCTGCACTGACAAAAGTCAGCGAAGCAGCTAAGGGCGCACAAGATATGTCCGACGCATACGGAAAAATGAATAAAGATAGCAAAAAAGCTCTTGAAGATGCTTATAAAGCTGTCGGAGGCACAGGAGATGTTGGTAAGCTATCTGAAAAAGAAATGTCTCAAACTGTTTTGACCAAACAAATGGAATCAGTAAATGCCCAGCTGAAGGCAATGGGCAAAGATCAAATGAAATTAACTCCAGAACAGATAGCAGAAGCAGCAGCAGATCCGAAGAAATTCCAAGATGCCATGTCTATCATCAATGAAGGCATGCAAGTAGTTGCCACACAACAAAAAGCTAATCTTACACCTCAAGATCAAACCAATCTTGAGTTGAAAAAACTTAATGACTATCTTTCGGGAGCTAGCAACAAATTATTGTCTAGTTTCTTTGACAGTTCTTTTGCAAAGTTTGTGTTTATGGCTGCAGCATTAGGTGGCATTGCAGCAGGCGCAATCAAAATGACAATGACTTTGCTCTCCATCAAAGCTGCTATTGAAACTTTAGCATATGGCGGAGAAAAGAAAGAAGGGGGCATAGTTGAAAACATTAAAAGGTATTTAGGTATAGAAAAAAAGAAGCCTGAAGAAGGTCTTAAAGAAGCAGAAGTAAAACCCACTTCAACAAAAACTGGCGAAGCTACAAAAGCTGCCGGTAAAGAAGCTGAAAAACAAAAAGTTTCACCAGAACAAGTTGCAGAAGCTAAAGCCAAAGCTGCAGCAAAGGTTGAAGCTACTGGTAAGACCCAAGCAGAAATTCGTACAGAAAGAAAATTACAAGAAAAGAAAATTGAAGCTGATGAAAGTTTAAGCAAGGCTCAAAAGAAAGAAAAAATTCGTGAATTGCGTGGCGTTATCACACCTGAACGCCCTCAAGAAGCAGTTGAAACTGCTGGCAAACAAGCTGGAAAACAAAAATGGACTGCTGAACAAGTTGCACAAGCTAAGGCAGACGCTAAAGCTAGGGCTGAAAGTGCTGGCATGGATCAAGCAATGATGCGTGCTCAAAGAAAACAACAAGAGAAAAAAGACAAAGAAGATGCAATTTTATCTTCTAAAGAAAAGAAACAAATAACAAGTGAGACTCGTCGAGGTAAAGACGAAGAAAAAATTATAAAAGGTCAAAAAAGAAATATTACGAACGAAGCAAAAAATATTGATGCTTCAAAGAAAGCTGGAAAAAAAGCAGAAGCCATTAAGAAGGGGCCTGCAATTGAAGGCGAAGTTGGACCATCTACTGATCCCGAAAGCATGAAGGCATTAGGTGGTGATTTTGCAAAAACTGCTGCTGGTGCAGCCGTTCTTGGTGCTGGTGCTTTGCTTCTGGGTACGGCACTGGTTTATCTTGGTGATAAGGTATTGAAAGCTTTAGGACTTGATGTTTCCAAAATTATAGAAGTAGCCGCTGCTATTGGAGCAATTGCTGCCGTAGGTGCTGCTGTGGCAGTTGCCTCTGTTGCAGCTTATAAAGAGTTGAGTGAAGGTAAAGCTTCAGAGATGGGCAATATCTCTGGAGATATGGTTAAAACATGTCTTAAGGCAGTGGCTGCAATCACAATTATTGGTCCTGCCATTGTATTGATCGGCACGGCTATGGTTTGGTTGGCATCAAAATTATTCAGCATGTTAGGAATGGATTTGACCAAAGTTGCTGAAACTGCAGCCGTTCTTGTTGCTGTTGCTGGCGTTGCTGGAGCAGTGGCACTTGGTGTTGGCGAGTTTGTTGAAGCAATGGACAAAATGGGGGAATCCAAGGGCTTTAGCCAAGCTATGAACAACCCCGGTAAGATATTGGCTAAAGTTGCAAAGGGATCAATTGCTATTCTTGGCATAGGTGCTGCCATCATTATTATTGGTGGAGTATTAGTTTGGTTGGCTAAAACAGTTTTAGGATTCTTGGGAATTGATGCTAAGACTGCATTAGAGGTTGCAGCAGTTTTTGCTGCTTTATCTGCTGCCATTTTAACGATTGCAGTTGGTGGAGGTTTAGTTGCAGTTGCATTATTCGCTCTTGGAGCAGCCGCTCCTGCAATTATTTCCGCATTGCCACTAATAGGTATCGGAGCTTTAGTTCTTGCAGGACTAGCCGCTGGTTTAATTGTTTTGGGCATGGCAATTGGAGGTCTTGTTAAAGGATTGCTTTGGATTGGAGGAGCTTTAGGACTTGATGGTCCCGGATTGATTCAAGCATCCAATGATCTTGCTGCATTCATGACTGGCGTTACTTCAATTGCGTGGACAATTGCATGGGGAGCCGTAAAAATTGCTGTCGCCCTAGTGGCCATGGCTGCTGCTCTTGTTATTGGAATTCCAGCCATGGTTGCGGGAGGAATTGCTCTCGGAGCATGTGCTGTTGCATTAGCAGCATTGTCTGTGGGAATTTGGACTGTTTACAAGGCCACAAGTTCATGGACTGCTGAGGACATGACTGCTCTTGGTGAAAACATAGCAGCTTTTATGGTTGGCGTTCGATCCACGCTTGGAACACTTTCTTGGCAAGGAATTAAATTAGCTGCAACATTAGCATTCCTTGCTATTGGAATGGCTATAAGCATTCCAGCTATGGCGGCTGGTGCAATTGCTCTTGGAGCATTTGCAATAGCTATAGCAGCAATGGCATTAGCAGTTTGGGGATTACAAAAATCACTTTTAAATTGGAATCCTTCAGAAATTCAAGCTCTTAATGAACAATTATCTGGATTCATTAGTGGTGTTGGATCTATTGTTTGGACAATTTCAAGCAACGCACTAACCATAGCAGGAATAGCTGCTTTTGCGATAGGAGCACCAGTGCTTGCTGCGGGATTAGTTGCTGGAGGTGCAGGATTAGTTCTTATTGCTGGTGGAATGGCAATACTTGCTACGGGCGTTATGGGAATTGCAAGTGCTCTTGAAAATGTCAATGTTACCAAAGATATGATTCCTGAATTTACAACTAAAATTGATAATTTAATTGCAGTTGCTATAGGTATTGCTAAAGCTGTTTTTTGGAACACTGTTGCTTTAGGTAAGTTAGCTGCAGAACTTCTTGCCTCTTCTGTTGCCATAGGTCTTATGGGAACTGTTGCTATAGGCTTTAATCTTCTTGCAATTCCAATGAAATCTTTGGCCGAATCTATGATTGGTTTAGGCAAAGTATTTTCTGAATCTATCAATCAAGAATTAGCTGACGAAATTACAAGTAAGCTTGATTTGTTAGTTAACACCCTTACCGCAATTACAGGCAAGATATTATGGATGGCTGGGTTGATGGCTGCGATGAGCGTTGGAATGGTTGCTGCACTAGCATCTGTGCCTCTCATGTATTTTGCTGCTGGCGCTATGTGGGCATTTAGCGAGCCTCTAAAAGATGTTATTTTGTCTATGTTTGCCGTGGGTCAATCTGTAGCAGATACAATTGAACCTTCATTAGCTCAAGAAATTGTCGATAATTTAGACAAAACTTATAACGCAGTTTGGGATATTTGTAGCAAGATAATTGGAATTACAACCATTTTAGGAATTACTGGCATTGCATCAACAATTTCTTTGATGTCAGTGCCAATTATACTTTTTGGTGCTGCCTCTCTTAGAGTTTTTGGCTATGCCATGAAAACATATCTTGACGCAGTTGTTGATGTTTCGCAAACTTTGAGTGACACAATTGATGAAGAATTATCTTCTAGTCTAATTTCTGGATTAAATCTTGCATTCAACACAGCTGCTGAAATTTCAGCAACAATCATAAAGATGGCTGCAATGATGCCAATAATTGCAGCTGGGTTAGCCATGTCTTTATTTGCTATACCAACAATTTATGGAGCAGCTATTGCACTTAAACTTCTTGCTGCTCCTTTGGAAACATATGTAACCACAGCAAGAGACACGGCAGATTTGCTTGGCAATATTATATCAAAAGAATTAGGTGAAACTTTATCAAATTTACTCAACGATTGCTTTAATGCCGCCTACACAATTAGTTTAAGCATGATGGCAATAGCCGCTAAAATGCCAATTATTAGTTTAGGACTAGCTTTTGCTACAGCAGCAATTCCAACTATTCTGGCTGCTGCTTTATCGCTTGCGTTACTTACGCCTCCTCTCATGCTATACATGGTAACTGCTAGAGAAACTTCCAAATTACTTGGCAGCATTATGTCTAAAGAATTAGGCGAAGAACTTTCTGGGATGTTGCGTGATTGTTTTGATGCGGCGTTTTTGATTAGCACTACATTTATGGGTATTGCTGCAAAAATGCCAATTATTGCACTTGGACTTGGTATAGCACTCTTAGCATCGCCTTTAATTATTGGTGCAACTCTTGCAATTGCAGCATTATCAATTCCTTTGTATCTTTTTGCAATTGCCACTAAAGATGCAGCAGATCTAATTGGTTCTGTTATGTCTAAAGACTTAGGCAATGAACTTTCTGAAATGTTGTATGACACATTTGATGCTGCACTTTTGATTAGTAATGCATTTATGGGCATTGCTGCAAAAATGCCAATTATTGCACTTGGACTCGGAATAGCAGCATTAGCATCACCTTTAATTGTTGGATCAACCCTTGCAATTGCAGCATTATCAATTCCTTTGTATCTTTTTGCAATTGCCACTAAAGATGCAGCAGATCTAATTGGTTCTGTTATGTCTAAAGACTTAGGCAATGAATTATCTGAAATGTTGCGTGACACATTTGATGCTGCACTTTTGATTAGTAATGCGTTTATGGGCATTGCTGCAAAAATGCCAATTATTGCACTTGGACTCGGAATAGCAGCATTAGCATCACCTTTAATTACTGGATCAACCCTTGCAATTGCAGCATTATCAGTTCCTTTATATCTTTTTGCAATTACTGCTAGAAAGGCAGCGGATTTAATTGGTTCTGTTATGTCTAAAGACTTGGGCAATGAACTTTCTGAAATGTTATATGACACATTTGATGCTGCACATAAGATTAGCACTGCATTTATGGGTATTGCTGCACAAATGCCAATTATTGCACTTGGACTCGGAATAGCAGCATTAGCATCACCTTTAATTGTTGGATCAACCCTTGCAATTGCAGCATTATCAGTTCCTTTATATCTTTTTGCAATTGCTACTAAAGAAGCAGCAGATCTAATTGGTTCTGTTATGTCTAAAGATTTAGGCGAAGAACTTTCTGAAAATTTATCTAACACATTTGATGCTGCATATAAGATCAGCACTGTGTTCATAGGGGTTGCTACACAAATGCCAATTATTGCACTTGGACTCGGAATAGCAGCATTAGCATTGCCTTTAGTTACTGGTGCAACAATTGCAATTGCAGCATTATCAGTTCCTTTGTATCTCTTTGCAATTACTGCTAGAAAGGCAGCGGATTTAATTGGTTCTGTTATGTCTAAAGACTTAGGTGATGAATTATCTGAAAATTTATCTAACACATTTGATGCTGCATATAAGATCAGCACTGTGTTCATAGGGATTGCTACACAAATGCCAATTATTGCACTTGGACTTGGCATAGCAATTTTAGCATTGCCTTTAGTTACTGGTGCAACAATTGCAATTGCAGCATTATCAGTTCCTTTGTATCTCTTTGCAATTACTGCTAGAAAGGCAGCGGATTTAATTGGTTCTGTTATGTCTAAAGATTTAGGCGATGAACTTTCTGAAAATTTATCTAACACATTTGATGCTGCTCTTTTGATTGGTAGTGCATTCATGAAAATTGCTACACAAATGCCAATTATTGCACTTGGACTTGGCATAGCAATTTTAGCATTGCCTTTAGTTACTGGTGCAACAATTGCGATTGCAGCATTATCAATTCCTTTGTATCTCTTTGCAATTACTGCTAGAAAGGCAGCGGATTTAATTGGTTCTGTTATGTCTAAAGACTTAGGCAATGAATTATCTGAAATGTTGCGTGACACATTTGATGCTGCATATAAGATAAGCACTACATTTATGGATATTGCTGCACAAATGCCAATTATTGCACTTGGACTTGGCATAGCACTCTTAGCGTTGCCCTTAGTTACTGGAGCAACAATTGCGATTGCGGCATTATCTGTTCCTTTATATCTATTTGCAATTACTGCTAGGAAGGCTGCGGATTTAATTGGTTCTGTTATGTCTAAAGACTTAGGCGATGAACTTTCTGAAAATTTATCTAACACATTTGATGCTGCATATAAGATCAGCACTGTGTTCATAGGGATTGCTACACAAATGCCAATTATTGCACTTGGACTTGGCATAGCAATTTTAGCATTGCCTTTAGTTACTGGAGCGACAATTGCAATTGCAGCATTATCAATTCCTTTGTATCTCTTTGCAATTACTGCTAGGAAGGCTGCGGATTTAATTGGTTCTGTTATGTCTAAAGACTTAGGCGATGAACTATCTGAAATGTTGCGTGATTGTTTTGATGCTGCAAATAAGATTAGCACTACATTTATGGGCATTGCTGCACAAATGCCAATTATTGCACTTGGACTTGGCATAGCAGCATTAGCATCACCTTTAATTGTTGGATCAACAATTGCAATTGCAGCATTATCTGTTCCTTTATATCTGTTTGCAATTACTGCTAGAGAAGCAGCAGATTTAATTGGTTCTGTTATGTCTAAAGATTTAGGCGATGAACTTTCTGAAATGTTGCGTGATACTTTTGATGCGGCATATAAGATAAGCACTACATTTATGGATATTGCTGCACAAATGCCAATTATTGCACTTGGACTTGGTATAGCAATTTTAGCGTTGCCCTTAGTTACTGGAGCAACAATTGCGATTGCGGCATTATCTGTTCCTTTATATCTATTTGCAATTACTGCTAGGAAGGCTGCGGATTTAATTGGTTCTGTTATGTCTAAAGATTTAGGCGATGAACTTTCTGAAAATTTATCTGATACTTTTGATGCTGCATATAAGATTAGTTTGACTATTATGGGCATTTCAGCAAAGTTAACTGTTATTGGTTCAGGCATGTTTATGGCTATGTTTTCAATACCCTTAATTTACGGAATCGGATTATCAATTAGCAAACTTAGTTCGCCAATTTTATATTTTGTTGCATCTGCAAAAAACGCAGCAAAAATTATAGGCGATGTAATGCCAAAAGATGTTGCGGAAGAACTTGTTGAAAATCTAAATTCTGCATTTAATGCGGCTTATAATATTGCAATTTCTATGATGGCTATGTCTGCTAAACTTGCAATTATTGGAGTGGGTTTTGGAATTGCTCTATTGGCAACTCCAATTCTTTATTTTGCTACCGGTACAATTCTTAGTTTGGCCAACCCATTGATCTCATTTATAAATGCTGCAGCGTTAATTGGTCAAGCTATAACATCTGTATTTGACCCTAATGAAATGGAATCGATATCTGATCAAATAATTTCTGTAATTGATTCTGCTGCTTCTATTGGAGACGCTCTTGTTATCATGGGAACAAAAATGGCTGTAATTGGTGCGGGAGTTGTTGCAGCATTTTTTGCCACGCCTCTTATGTATATGGCAGGTAAAACATTAAAGATTCTTGCCAAGCCTCTTCAAAGCTTTATTGATACAGCAACAACAGTATTTCCTGTTGAAGAAGTTCAAGCAAGTCAAGGCAAACTAGATGCGATTGTTGGCATGTTTGATAGTTTGCAAAATTTGATGGGTGGAATTGTTACAGCAGCAAGCAATCTTGTGATTTTCCGAGGTTTTGGAAAACTATTTAATTTTGAATCCATGTCAAAGGATTTTTTAGCATTAGCTGATGGACTAAAAACTGGGTTGATTGGGCCTCTTACAGAAAGCTTGCCATCTGTTACAGAACTAGAAGCTGTAGTTGCTCAATTAGATTCCACTGTAAAAGTTCTTTCTAAAGTTCAAGATGTTGTTGAAACAATGGCTTCAGTAATTGCAAGTATTACCATGGCTGGCATGGATCTTTCTGCATTGGGTGGAATTCCATTTGATAAGATTGGAATGTTTTGTTCTGCTCTGCTTGGTGGTGGAAAACCTACTGTTGCTGGTGCTGCTGGTGGTGGTGCATCAAATATTGGAAAAGCACCAAGTGATATGGCCATAGAAAAGAGAATTGAAGGCCAGCAAAATGAATCACAGATGCGAACTAGCAAAAACATTGACGAACTCGTTAATAATGCACTTCGTGGCGATGGTATTTTGGTTCAGCCGATTGGTGATATTGGCAATATAACTGCTCAAGCTCCTGAGCCTGTTACGGCTCAAACTGCTACTGCAGACAATGCTTCGATTCAATCGAAGATACAAATGCATAAGGTTTCAACAGAACCAAGCAAGAGTAAGGTTTCCTCTGAAGACCTCACTGAAATTGCAGGTACAAACGAAACGCAAGTACTTCTACAAAAACAATTGGTTGATTTATTTAGCAAGGTTTTAGATGCATTGCAACCTAAAAATATACCTACAACGGCTGGACAAGGATCAACAACAGATACTGCCTCAAATACTGTGCCCGGAAGACCAGCAAATTACTTCAAGACAACAACGGGTAGCGTTGCTCAAGGATCAGCCAAAGCAATCACTAACCTAGGCCCACCTAAAATGGCATAAGAAAGGTTATAAATGAAAGCAACATTTGCTGATGGACGGTTAACTCCTTTGGATGACTGTTATGTAAATTTTCCTAATTTAGGTGCAAAAATTTACATGGAAATTTTACCGCAAATTTCCGATCAAAAAGGAGCAAGTTATTCTGATGAAAATGGCATTGGACGCACACAACCATGGAAAACTTATCAATACTCCGAGAATCGTTCAATAAGTTGGACTGCGACTTTTATTGCTACTAAAGATTCTGATTTTGATCGTTTTTTAGATTATATTCGAACTATTCAAGCAGCTGTTTATCCGATGGATAAAGGTGGTTCAGCACCCTTTGCCCCACCACCAGTTGCAAAAATTCGCTGTGGACAACTCCTTCAGAGAGAGGGAGAACTATGTGCCGTTTTAAAAAGTTATAGTATTAAATATGATGCGGGAGTGCCTTGGGATGAGCGGACTTACTTACCTTATAAGTTTGATATAGATATGACTTTTGATGTAATTTACAACCAAACAAGTTTGCCCGGTGCGGAAACTATTTTAACTATGTAAGGGCAGAAATATTATGGCAAATTATATTGAAAAAACAAATATCACTCCAAAGCGTTTCGTTAATTTCACCAGCAGATATAGCGATTCTGAAGTTTATTATTACACCGAAAATAAATTGTTGACATTTGGAACTTATAAAAAAAATGAGATTCCAAGAACAGATCAAGACAAATACACAGTAGTAACTTCTTATACGGAATATAGACCTGATCTTGTTTCTCTTGCAGCTTATGGAACTGTAGATTTATGGTGGAAGGTAATGGAAGCCAATAACATAAAAGATATTTATAAATTCAAAGCAGGTTTAAATATAAGATTACCAGATAATTTAATGGGATAAACATGGCATGTAAAATAGGAGATGACTGTTTGCAGTATGGGTGCGGAAACTTTCCTGTGCCTGAAGATGGTGCTATTTATACTCCATTTGTTGAAGTTCAATTTTCTGGTGGTCAAATTATTACGATAGGAAATAAATCCGCACCAAATATCAATCTTACCTCAGTTACTTCCATGTCTTTTGGATTTACTCCTAATGGAGCGGGTTATGGATGTGATTTAGAATTTGTTGATGTTGGAGGAACTTTATATAGAAAATTTATAAAAGCTTTAAATAAAACAATAAAAAATATATCTGAAGAAATTGGCAACATATCCGTAGATTTTGGCTGGATAATAACAGACTGTAATGGAACAACTAGAAAGCAATCATCTTCCACAGAAACTGGGAAAAAAATTTATGGGTTTATAAATGAAGTTGATGCTTCATTTGAAGGAGCTTTAATAAAAATGAAAGTTAAAATTAGAGCTCCACAAGTAAGACAACATGAAACTAGACACACTGGAAGTATGGCATCTGAAGATCAAAAAATAACTTTAAAACAAGCTATCAGAAAAGTTTTTACACAATATGAACCAAAATATAGAGGTGTTGATTTTAAAGCAGCAGATGGTAGCGACAATTTTGCTTTTAAAAGTGAAGATGGAAATCCTGAAGGTCCAAAATCAACTTGGCCTCTTGATCAACAAAATACTTTTTCTGCAGTCAGAGCTTGGCTTCAATCTATTGTTACGGTTAATGATAAAGGTGTTCTACTTATTTATGATGCAGATAATGTAAGAATGATTATTCATGAAGATCCAACCGATAAGTCTCAGACTCCGTGCAATACTTCAATCGCCACTTATGTTGTCAACGGTGGAAATTGTTCTCCTGTTATTAGTTTCACTCCCAGTGTAACTTTTATAAAAGGTATGACGCCAAGTGGTGGTGGTACTGCTGGAGGAGCTTCATCAGGTGATAGCAAAGAAAAAATAGATCCAACAGATAGCGGTAGAAAAATAGAAAATGCTGGAACTCAAACTGCTCCAGCCATTCAACAACATGAATGGCAATTTAGAAGTCCAGAAGAGCATGCTGTTGCTGCTGTAAAAGGACAAGCCGCCCATATGGAAGCTGCTCAAAATGCAGGAGAAGGTGTTTTGAGACAACCTTTTGAAGCAGAATTAAAAATCCGTGGAAATCCTCGTTGGTCAGATCCCTTAGAATTAGTTCTTAAAAGAAATTTATCAATTATTTTTATCAACCCATTTTATATAGCTGGCGAAGATGGTTGCACATGGCTGCAAACATCAACTTGTAACTCAATATTAAGTAATAAAAATTATATGATTAAAGGTGTAAATCATCAAATTCAAAGTGGATCATATACCACAACATTTAGCTTGTTTTTACAAGGTTCAAATGTTGACATTGACTTTGACCAACCACTTGGTGGTGCAGGTGGCACAGAAACATTTACATCTGCTGAAGATGGAATGGGACAATCAATAGACGCAGTAGCAAATACACAATAAGGAAAATTCATGCCAATAGTTCATCAAAATCAAATCAATGAAATAACACGAAGATTAAAAGCCATCGAAAATCAAATGGGATCAATCGGCTCAGAAATGAAAGCTGTAGTCCGTGGAGAGCTTGTAGATGCATCTCATGTTGTTGAACAGGCACAAATGCAATTTGGCCTTTATACAGGTCTTTGTGTAGACACTAAGGATGTTTGGAAGCAAAATAGAATTAGATGGTTTTCTCCACTTTTTCATAAAGTAGACATGAGAGTTTCAGAACTTCCATGGGCACATGCCGTGAGTTCATTTGGAGGATTTGATGATTCTGGAGTAACATGGGTACCTCCTGCTGGCTCTACCGTCTGTCTTCTTTTCGAAAATGGCATGCGTTCTTCTCCGTTTTATATCGGCACTACTTGGCATAGAAATCGTGGAACTGGTGCTCACAACTGGGGCTATCCCATCGATGAATATTATCAAATTTGGGAAGGAAGAAGAAACGGATATCTTGTTGGTCCAGATGATGGAAGCCAAGTATTTCCTCCATGGAATACAGAAAATTATAATGGTTACGATCTAACTTCAATTGTTGATTATGCATCCAATCCAGAAGCACAGCGTCGTTTGACTTATCCTAATATTTATGGATTTAAAACTCCTGAAAAACACATGATAAAAATGGTTGATGGAGATCCCAAATGCGACCGTAAATGGAAGCGTTTCGAAATTATGTCATCATGTGGTAATTGGATTATGCTAAAAGATGATCATCTTCATTATGCTGGTCAGTGGGCACATCCTGATTGCGGTGGTGTTGTAACTCCCGGAGATACAAGCTGCGCCACATATACCGAAACAGAAAAAAATAATGCAAATAAAGATATAGAAAGAAAAAAAACTTGTCTTTCGTCAAAATCGCAAACATTTTATAGTGCTGGAACTAATGATAGTAATACTGGATACACAATAATAGAGACTCCTCGGCCTCTTAAGAGTTACAATTCTCTGGGTCAATGGGAAATTGATCAGACTCGTAAAATACAAATATGTGATTCCCCACTATTAGGTTTTGATGGACATTATGATGCAAAAAAATTAGATGATGTATCTTTTAAAGTTGATTATGATCTTATAGATGAAAGACTTCTTAGTGAAAACATAAATTATATAGATGATCATGAAAATTACCCAGAATATATGGGAGGTTGGAAGCCTGTAATGAAAGAAGTTGAAGATCCAAATCAACCACAACAAGAAGAACCAGAAAAAGAATTAAAAGTAGAGTACATTGAAAAAGTTAACTGCGAAGATAAAATAAGTAATAAAAAAATTATTGGTGGTCATCCTAGCACTGGTAAATCAATAACAAAATATTATAAATCTCAAGTTGGATCAAATCCATTTTTTAAACACAGACAAGAATGCAGACCTTATAGAGGTTCTTATACACCACAAAACAACCAATGTGATTTGCCTCAAAGTGGTGTTCAAATTATGTCTATTTCTGGACATACATTGGTAATGGATGATTCTGTTGAAGAGCCAAGTGGAGCTCCAACTTGGGAAAGAGAATTTGATTTTGGCTGTAACAACCACTATGTGGGACGCACTTATTGGAAGTCAGCAACAGGTCACAGCATAGAAATGAGTGATGTTGAAAGCCCCCAAGGAGATGATGGGGCTAATTTGCGAGGTCAATTTAATTATATTCGTGTTGTGTCGGCGGGTGGAAACAAAATTGAATTAAACGATCACACTGTTTCCAAACCTAATTGCCCCGGATGTCCTCCAAATGTTGCTGGAGAAAATCGTGGAATACATTTGCAAAGCACAAGCAATCATACAATTGACATGGTTGATGAAGGCAACGAACAATGTGCTCCGTGTCGAATAGAAGGCGGCCAACCTATTCCAAAAGCAAAAAAAGCTTATGTGCGAATTCGTACTGGGTATGGTTTGGAAATGATGATGAAAGATGAATCAAGTCAAGAAGAGACGCAGCAACAATACATTCAATTGTTTTCTCCCATGAGGACAAATGCAGAGTATGGCCCTCATATTTTTAGAATGCAAGAGTCACCATCAGGTCCGGGATATGTGTTTTTAAGAGTTGGTGGAGACTATATTTGCTATACCGTTGACAATCATGTTACTATTGTTGGATCTGAAGAAAAACCAGCCGATCTTATTGAAGTAGTATCTAGAATAAATGTTGTTTATACAAAAAAGACTTATGTAAATGTGACAAACGACTCGCATGTTTTTGTTGCCGACAACAACATCATGCTTCTGGCAGGTAAAGATACTTGTGCAGACCTTGATTATATTGGGCCAATTCCAGCACCAGTTTTAGTTTACGATCCTTGTAGTGGATGTATTCGAATCAGTGATCGAGTTATAGCAAGTACATCAAGTGCAGCACCAGCAGTAAGTATTTTTCAACTTCTTCCATTCAATAAAAATTGTAAATAAATTTAAAGAGGTATTGATGAGAACATTTCTTGGAGTTCCTTATCCAACTATCAAAGATCCTCGTGGATATTGGTATTCTCAAAGTGGAATTGACACTATTAAGTCAGACATGCTTGCTTTGTTGCTTACAAATCCGGGGGAGCGAGTTATGCTTCCAGAATATGGCACTCCTTTAAGGAAGCTTTTATTTGAACCAAACGATTCAGTTCTTGTTGAGCAAGCAAGATTGATGATTATTAACTCGCTTAAGAGATGGGAACCTAGAATCGCCGTACAAAATATTGAAGTAAGTACAAATATAGACCTAACTTCCTTAAATAAATACGACGATAAGACGGAAACGGAGCATATTCTGTTTATCAGGATTATCTTTGTAGATCCTCAAGATATTAAAAATGTTCAACAATTAACTTTGCAAGTGCCTCTATCGTCGTCCTAAGGAGAAAATAATGGCTACAAACAATCATTGCCCCTTTGATATAACTCCTTATACGCAGTCGCAGATTGTCACAACCCCCAACATCTTTAATTTAAATTATACAAATCAAGATTTTTGGAGCATGAAAACTCGTCTAGTTGAGTTCATTCGTCAAAAATTTTCCACAGATTTCAGTGATTTTGTTGAATCTTCGTTGGCTATTATGCTTATTGAAAACTGGGCTTTTTTGGCTGATACTCTCAGTTTTAAAATGGATCAGATAGCAAATGAAATCTTTATTGACACGGTTACAGAAAAAGAAAATGCTTTTCGCTTGGCAAAATTAGTAGGATTTCAACCTCAACCTCCAATTGCCGCTCGTTCACTTTGGACAGCCACACTGAATAACCCAGTAAATTCTGATTTAGTGATTCAAACTCCTTTGGCAATATCTGTCAGTGCTGGAGGGCAGTCTTTAACTATTGAACTTTTCCCTGCTGATGCAGAAAACAATCCTTCACTTGACGAAGACATCATAATTCCTGCAAACAGCACAGTAAATGCAAGTATCATAGGATTAGAAGGACAAACTAGAAGTCTAGAAGTTGAAGGCACTGGAGCGGTGGGTCAAACTGTAGCTTTGAATCAAACTCCAGTAATTTTTGAAAGTATTCGTGTTTATGTTGATGGTGTTCAATGGACTAATGTTGAATTTTTTACTGATTCTCAACCTCGTCGTGAATATCGTGTTGAATACGATTCAAATTATCAAGCTTTTGTAATTTTTGGCAATAATAGAACAGGCTTAATTCCTAGTGCAGGCAGTAAAGTTCAAATTGTTTATCGTCAAGGTGGCGGTGTTATCGGAAATGTAGTAAGTGGAACGATTGATAAACAAATTATCATCAATAATTCAGCTATTCCCTACGGTGTTCCAGTATCTTTGAGAAACTATACTCGTGGAGAATTTGGATATGATGGCGATACCATCGAAGATATTAGGCTCAAGCTGCCTGCATGGTCTAGGGCTCAAAATCGTGCAGTGACTGGACTAGATTATAAAACTTTAACTGATCAATTTACCACTCCTTATCAGGGTCAAATTGGTAAATCTACTGCTGTTTTAAGAAACTATGGATGTTCTGGTAACATCATAGATTTATATATTTTGGCTCGTGAAGGATTAGCAGGTCTTACGCAGGCTTCAGCAGATTTAAAGCATAGTTTAGAGCTTTATATGCAAGGTGTAAAAATGCTAACAGATTTTGTCTGTATTCGTGATGGTCAAGTTGTAAGCGTAGATATTACTATCGATATTGTAATGGATCGTTTGTATCGAAAGTTTGAAGATGAATTTAGAGTTAAAATTCAGCGTCGTCTAGATGCATTTTTTGCTTTGTCTAATTGGGAATATGGAGAATCTTTAAGAGATTCAGACATATCTAAAGCTTTGGCTGATTTAAAAGAAATTGTTAGAATTGATGTAGAATTTACAACTAATAACACGAACAATGGTGGCCACATTGTAACAACCAAATTCAATGAAATAATAAGACCAGATGTAACAACCATCGGGTTTACTTACGAATAAGGAGCTTAGGTGGCTGTAGTAGCTTACAATAAAAATCCTTCGATAACAGACACTGTTCGCTTTCTGCTCGAAACCCCAGATTTCAATGGTTGTCTTAATTCTCCTTACAAAGTAGATAAGGTCATTATTTATTTTGTAGAAAGAGATTTTAGCTCTGGCAATTTAAAAGAATATGACGATAAAACTTATGAACCATCCAAACTAAACGCTGCTTTGGCTGCTGAGGCAATTGCATGCGTTAATCCAACTGAAATAAATATTTATGATGCAAAAAGACTTCGTGCGATTGCCGAAAGTAGTGCTGTAACAAGTCCTTTTTATTTCAATGATTCTATCCCGATAAAAATTATAGGAACAGCAGTTAATCCAGCATGGCTTACTGGCAATGAAATTACTGGAGTTTCTGCTAGTAATCCTGCCGTGGTCACATCAACAGGACACGGCCTTGCTACTGGTGATAAGGTTTTCATCTATTTGACCAATAGCGTTCCTGCTATTGATGGCGAGTACAATGTAACGGTTTTATCTCCCGATACATTTTCAATTGAATACAATCTTAATGGAGCTACTGCTGGCACAACGGGTATTTGGTTTACTGCACAAGACGATGTCAATAATGCTCTTGTGCCTGTTGTAATTGGTGGAAAAACTGTTCCTGCTACATTTGAATATTTATGGGAACCTGTTGGTGCAAGAGAAGGCGACTATTTTATTTGTTGGACATGGACGCCTCTTATTGCTGGCGACTCCATTTCTTCGCATATTAAATTTAGTCTTGTTGGAAATACTCAAGTCACAACAAGTATTCCAACACACTTTACTGATCCAACAAAATATCCTACACTTCTTGAGCGATATACTCCAGAAATGTTCAAATTGTATCTTGCTACTAATGATGTTACACCACAAGTAATTGATAAATTTAATGGAGCAATATCTCTTGGTTTTGAAACTCTTGAAAATCTAGCAAATCAGATTGTAGATTTGCAAGATGCCAATACGCTTCACGAATCATTATTGCCTTATTTGTCTAACTTTTTTAATCTTAAACTTAAAACTAATGATCCCACAAGATGGCGTGGACAGATAATTCGAGCAATTCCACAATTTAAAAGCAAAGGAACTAGAATTGCATTGCAACATGCTTTTGATTTAGCTGGAATGAAAATGATTAGTCTAAAACAATTGTGGCAAGTTGTTTCAAAATATACATGGCAAGAATCATTTGTTTATGGTGCTGCAAATCTTGATTTTATGCTTGAAAAAGTTTTAATTGAACCACTTGATACAAATAACTTTGAAATTTATGTTCGATTTTTCAATGACGAAAATCCAAATGCCTACAACGATTCTTATACACAATTAACATCAGATTATGTGTCTTTTTCTACTGTAGATGGCGTTACAACTATGACATGGGTTGGCGACACATTGTCAGTTGATCCTATCACGCTACACGAAAATGATATAGTTAGAGTTTTATATCAATACAATACAATTCCAAATCTTACTGAGCAAGGATACGAAGACTATTTACGCACCTTGTCTTTATTAGATCAAAGAGATGAAGTCTTACAATTGTACCCAAAGAAAAACTGGAATGTTCGTGGAATTGAGGAAGACGATGTTTTGTTCAATTCTTTGATTCCATCTCGTCATCCTTATCATGAATTTCTTGTATATGGACAAATTCGCACAGAATTTCCTTATTCAGAAAACATCTACAACATGGATGAATACAATGGTAGTATTAGAAATTCAAAAGTGCCATGTGACATTGACAAGAATTTTATCGATCCTTGCAGATCATGCATTAGTAGTAGTTACAATATTGAAATTGAAGTGGGGGAATTGAGTGATGATAGAATAAAAGAGGCTCTTGAAACACTCACAGAAAATACACCTTTTCATGCAGTTTTAAATACCTTGAACTTTGCTGGTGGTTTAAACGAATTTATAGCTTCTCCTGTTGAAGAAATAGAAATTTTAGTTAATGTTAAGCATGAAGAAAGTGTAATTGCTGGTGATGCTCAGATGTATTTTAATCGAGCGATGAAACTTAGCAATTTAAATAATTTGCCAAGTTCACAAACCATTATGCGTGATGCATTGGCAACATCTGCACAAGTTGTAAATTCTGTAGTAGCAGTGGCATATAACACAGACATCGTGCTCTACTGCCCAACAAAAATGCTAGAAAATTTAGGCATAAAAAACGATGACACTAGTATTCTTGAAATTCTTGATGGAATTTATGCTGGTGAATACAACATTCTTGATGCATCTGGAAATTCCGTTGTAATAAGCACTACGCCAACTGAACCAATTGACGATTGCAACAATATATTTGATAATCTTGGCCAATTGAACAGTTGTGCTTTTCCATTCAAAATTTCAAATCCCGTTATTGACAATATCAATTACGCATCACTTTGTAATGTGGAAAGAGATAACATAATCGTCTTAGGAGACGACACAGTCGATTTTGAAAAAATAAACATTCAAAGCCAATTTGATGTTGATCAAGGAACAGCTGTGGCTGCATATACCATTGATATTCCTGATTATGGTGGTACTTATACAATTTTGAATGTAGATTCAAATGGCAATTTGCTTTTGGAATATGACAGCACTCTTCCTACAAGTTCTGTTACAGGGAAGACTTATACCATTTACAATGGTATGACTGCAGTAATAATAAGTACTAATGGTTATTTGAATGTTACAAAACGAGCCAAGGTAACTGCTCTTAATCCAAATGTGCTGCCAATAAGCAGCATGATTCGCTCAAATGGATATTATCAAATTTTATCTTTTGTTGAATATCCAATAACTGGTTTGGTTCCAAATACGACTGATCAATTTTACATTAGTGATTATGATGGCTTGGATTTAGGCGGTGTTACTTTGACTATAAGGAAATTAGTTGTTGGCACTCAGATTGGATATCTGAGCTATAGAGGCCTAAATTTGCAAATTACAGGCGTTGATTACGAAACAAGCCTTGGGATTCAAAATGGAACAAATGAGGTTATAGTTGGGCCTGAAGCGATTCAAAACAATGGGTTTATGGAAAACTTTATTGTAAAAGTTGATTCAGAATATTACTGGATGACAAATATCAACGGAAATAGTCCTGCTGGCAGCACTACTATGAGATTATCGGGGGATGGTCAGTATTGGCGAACCTTAGGTAATGGTGGAACTTCAGTAACAATTAGTATATATCAGTTCAGCACTTTGGGGGCAACAATTATGGGGCAGCAATTCGATCAACCAGAACATACATTTGAAACTTTAGATCGTTCTGGACGATCAGTAATTACTGGATCAGTAGATAATAATGTTGTAGTTTCCTTAGCTGCTCCTGATGATAGTTTTAGTGAAGATATCAAACAAAAAGAAGCTGTTTCATACAAAATCGAATATCTTGATGGTTCGATTGAAGAAGGAGAACTGTAATGGAATTTGGAACCGAAATTAAAGTCCGTGGTGATGTACAGATGATCATTAAACACGATGATGGCAAAGAAGAAGTCATTGAATTTCCGAACACCATTCTCGTTACAGGGCGTAATGCTTTAGCATCGTCTTTAGCCAATAGTTTTAACCAAACTTATGAGTTTTATATTAACCGCATGCTTTTTGGCATTGGTGGCACTGATGGTGGTGGAAACAAGAAAGTTGTTTCTCCCAATAGAAATGGTTTGTATAGCCAACTGGTAAGCAAATCAGTTATATCTGCAGTAGATCCTAATGTTCCATCTCAAGTTGTTTTTACATCTGTTTTGCCAGCAAATGATGTGGCAACCAATAATCAAGTGCTTAATGAAATGGCTTTGCAAATGGCAACTGGGGATCTTTACAGTATGGTTACATTTCCAAACCTGACAAAGACACCAACTATGCAGATTGTGTTTAATTGGCGCTTAAGTTTTATTTAATTTATTGAAAGTATTGTTATTTGAAGGAGTACCATGCCAGATTTAGGACAATTTGAAGTACCGAAATATCAACCGGGGCAGCCTTATCATTACGAATATGATAATTTGCCTTTAAAAACTTTAGCACATCGTGATGAAGTTATAAACAGCACAGTCGATATTCATGCTGGGATTCTTGAAAATACTGCTGGCACACAAGGAACTTTGGCTAATCGACTTAATCAAAGCATAGACGAAGATGGCAATTTAAAGTCTACTGCTATAGACCAAGCTGATCACAACATAGCTTATCACGCTGACGGCAATAGAACTGTTAATCCTTCAGAATTAACAAATTATCAATCTTTGGGATTTCCTTCATTAACTAATCCAGTTGAATTCGTAAGAATGCTTGCAACAGAGCGTTATAAATTAGCTGATATTCAAGATCAAGCGACAAATTTAACGATTGATGTTGAAACAATTGGTGATGGAACTATTACTTTTGGCGATGGAAGCTTGCCTCTTTTAAACCTAGCCGAATCAACAACCATTTCATGGTCTTTTGAATCTCCAAATGTAATTAAGGCTGATCTAAAGTATTCTCTTGAATTTGCACATCATCATTATTACGAGATAGTTCCAGTTACCGTAGATTACCAAAATTATCTAACTACCCCTCTTTCCACTGCATTTATTGAGGGAAGTTTAAGAGTTTACATCAATGGAGTGCGTCTCAACAGCATTTCCCCAGTTATGGTTCCAAATTACGACCATACTTCTTACACGGCAAATATGTTTACCCCAGACTACACTGGTGGTACATTTGCCTTGGATGTTGCTATTGATTCTACAGATGTTATTATAATTGATTTCGATACGACGCTTATTTAAGGGCCATTTTATGAATTTTGAGCCAGTTGGCACTCTTTATATTATGCGAGGACTGCCCGGCAGTGGAAAAAGTACATTGGCTAAAAAACTTGGTGGCTTAATCTTCTCTACTGACGATTTTTTCATGGTAAACGGCGAATATTGCTTTGATGGAAGCAAAATTGGGCTTTATCACGGTTTAAATCGAAAACGAACAGAAGAAGCAATGCAATCAAAAGAACCTGTTATAGTGGTGGATAACACTAATATAGAGGCTTGGCAAATGAAACCTTATGTCAATCTGGCTGATCAGTATGGATATGAGATTGAGATTAAGATGCCTAACACGCCATGGATGTGGGATATTGACAAACTTGTTCAATATAATACTCACAGAGTGCCTCTGGAAGTCCTGCAAAAAATGAAGGCCAGCTTCCAGCACAACCTTGCTGTGGAGCAAATCAGGAATTCTCATTCTTATGAATCTCTACACGCCAAAACAACTTAAGTATAGTTTTATCATACTTTGTCCTAATTATTCACACAGTCTTCTAAAAACAACGGTCAATTCATTAAAAGAATTTCATTCAGAAGTTCCTTTTATTGCTGTTACTGATTCATTGGCTACGACTGATGATCTTGGTGAAATAAAAAAAATATGTCCTGTATACAAGGGCAAGTCAACAATTTCATCGCTTTTGAATGTTGGAATGCGACATTCAAGTGCAGATTGGGCTTTTACTGTTTTTGCTGGAACAACTGTTAAAGACAATATTGACAAAAAATTTTCTTTTTTTGTCTCAAGTGAAAAAGATATTCTTTTCCCAATCGCTAATCGCAAGATGAATTTTGTTGATGGAACCTTGAATGGTTTATTTATAAACCGTCAATTTTTCAAACAGGTAGGTGATTTTGATGATGATGGAGAATTAGAGCATATTAAATTACTTTGGGCTGATAAAGCCATAGGTAATGGTTGTCGATTTAAAGCAATTATTGGTGCTAAATTATGCTGAAACTAGATTTGTGGCACTCCCTTATAATATAAAAAACACAAGGAGAATGTACTGTGGATAATGAAAATAACTCTCTTTTTAAAGAAATTGAAAATGTATTAACCAATGAAGTGGCACAGCGACATAGCTATTTTCAACTTAAATTTTTCCTCATAGGCAAAGAACCAACCAATCAAGCTAAAATGTGGCAATGTTTAAGGGAATTGAAAACTAGATGGGAGAGTTTAAAGAGTATTAAGCTTGAACGAGAAGACCTAAAAGATAAGTTGGAGCTACTAGATATAAAGAGCGCTAGAATTGAAGCTCAAATTGCAACCTTTCGTAGAATTCCAGACAGTAATGTGTTGGATATAAGAGAGGGTGAAGTCGAACTTCGTGGTCTTGTTCGTCAAGAGAAAGCTTTAAGACAATCTCTTACTGATCTAGAACAACGAGAAAAGTGGATTTTGGAAGAGTGCAAATTTTTTGTGGAGTCTTTTAAAAGTCTAAAGGATATTGAACCCCTTAAACCTTTCGATGATCTGCAGGCTCAAAAAGAATATTGGTCGGCACGATTATCACAAAAAGTAAACTTAAAAATGTTGACTAAACAGATCGTTGAAACAGATATCATAGAAACAATCATGGCTTTGCCTGATGATATGGAAATAAAAAAACAAACGATCAATACGCTTGCTCTAAAACAACAAGAAATTATTCATCAATTGAACGAAACGGCTAGGAAGCTTGAAATTCAGAAGGAAAATAAGGAGACCTAATGGCCGTTAGTCGTACCACTACTCAAGATGTTGGATATAATACTGGAGATTTATCTTTGTATCCAACCGCCATGGATACTCCATACCAGTTATATACCGCTTCCAACAATGCCCAAACGACACTAAAACAGTCTTTGACTTATGCGGCAAAATACATTGTTGTTGAAAATAATGATTCTTTTCCATCCAGCGGCATTCTTAGAATTGGAGCTCCTCCCGGAGAAAATGGTGCTACTGAATTAGTATACTATGACACCAAAGTAAGCGGTGTTTTTAAAGATTTAATTCGTGGATTTGCTGGCTCTAGACAAAATCCTTGGCCTATGGGCAGCGTGGTTAGCCAAGGAGTTTTCTCAGAACATCATAATTCAATAAAAGATGCAATCATAAATATTGAGAACAATGTCGGCTTGCAGAATCGACCAACATCATCTTCCTTAAATGGAATTCTCAAGGCTCAAGAAAGTCGTTATTTAGCACCAAGAGCTATATTTAGAGCTTATCCAAACAAAGGAGTTCCCGGTACAAAAGTACGATTTCATAATTTTAGTACAGGCCCCTTAGTTCGTTACTTGTGGGATTTTGGTGATGGTACAACTAGCGTTGATCGTAGTCCATTACACACTTATCAAAAAGAAGGTGTGTATACAGTAAAATTAAACATTATCAGTAGTTTAGGTGCTCAGGGAATTTCAACAAAAACAAATTACATAACAATTTCAGAAACAGAAATAATACCATTTTATTATGTGTCGCCAGTTAATGGGATATCATTGCAAACTGCTACTGTGGAATACGGAGATCCTAATTTAGCGACAACATTTAACTTTGTTGATCAAACAGATGGCAATATTGTTCAAAGATATTGGGTTTTTGATGGTCCCGGAACTCATAATGGAGTCTCTGTTGATAATGAAAGCATAGCTGAATTTGATCCAAACATTCATTATACATCGTATGTGTATGATTTACCGGGTGTTTATCAACCATCTTTGCTCATTTTATTTGAGAATCAAAATTTAAAAAGAGCATTCTTGAGAGATAGCATCACGGTGGAATAATGACAACAAGCAATTTTCCTAATTCTTATGACAATAATGCAAACCTCTACCGTGCAGTAGATGGTTTGCGAGTAGTTTTAGCCGAAGATTACAATCCCGGCGATACTATTATTACTGTTTATCAAGACGACGAAATGATGGGTTTATTTCCAAATAGTGGAATTATTACCCTAACAGAACAATGTAGCGATGCTGAATTGAGAGCATTGTCATTTTCTTATTCTAATCGAACAACAACAACATTTGAAGGACTAACACTTTTATCAGGTTTTACAGATAATGTAAAACTTAAAAATATCACAAATGTGACACAAAATGTGATGGCGGCCCATCACAATAATCTAAAAGATGCTCTCATTGCCATTCAGGGTTTTTGTGGTCGTAAAGGCCAAATAGGAACAAGACCTCTTATAGGCACTATGGAACAAAGAATTAACTATTTGCGCAACAAAGTTCTTGAGCCAAAAGCATGGTTCAAAGCAAATAAAACTGTAGGTCTTGCTCCTTTAACGGTTACATTTACCGATCAAAGCTTTAGACTGGGTACTGATGGAACCTCGCAAAATATTTCTCATATTTGGGATTTTGGAGATAACACAATGTCTGTTGTTCCAACAATTTCTGTGAGTAGTATTGTGCCATCTAATATTTCTAATGTTATTGTCGAAGATGTAGATGGCGGCACAATTATAAAAACATATACAAATCCGGGTATTTATACTGTAAAATTAACAGTAATAAATGATTTTGGTTCAGATACAGTAGAATTCAACGATATGATTTCTGCTCGTTTTCCTTCCCCAAGTTTTGCTTGCATAGCCTTTAATGTTCATCCGACACAAAAAATTACACAAGTAGGCATTCCAAGTGGTGGGCCGTACACTACCATTCCTGTTATTCGCAGTCCTATTAACACCATTATTGACATAGCAATTCCTACTGACATAAATGGAGCTCCAATTGAAAATCCAAATACTCCCGGAGTAAGTTATGGAGGAGAAACATTAAATGGATTAGGAAACGCCATTGATCCCATTAACTATTTTACATGGTCTTTGGGTGATGATATTCCTCACAATAATTCTAGTGCAGCCAGAGCAGTTTATAGCGTAGGCGGAATTTATGATTTAATTTTACGATGCGACACTCAATATGGATCTTATCGTATAACAACTTACGAAAATTCAATTGATGTTGTAGAAAAATACAATCTTTGGTTATGGATGTACAACACTGCTGAAACTGAAGTAGGAGCTTGTGAATTTGGACTGATTTCAGAAACATTTAAATCAGTTGGACCTATGGTTTCCTTAAATAAAAATGATGAATTTTTGACGGGGGAAACAAATGAAGCTCAACAAAAAAGAGAGTTTCATAGAAATGTTGGATTTACTCCCAGAACAGCTACTTCATCAGGAAATTCTGGAACCTGTCTTATGTATTGGGCTAGCGGTCGTGCTGCTATTGACTCGCCTGCTTTAGAAGTGATCAGAAGCACTCAATATAATGCATTTACTCAGATTTTTTCTAATGGGTTTTCTGATATTTATAGACCTTGGAACTGGGTTTCAATGGCAAGTAGTTCTAAAATTTATTTCATTCTTGGAACTGTATCAACAGCAATACCTGCAGGAACTTCTCCAACTAATCAAAACAAAGATCAAGTAGCATTATCAACTTTAAATATTACAAGCCCTGTTGAGGTTTTAGGACCTACCAATTATAAAAATGGTGCTGTAGAACTTCAAAAGAATGCAACATTTGATGGTGTTGGCAATATTGTCATGGGCCAAATGAGCGTTTATAGATCAACATGGCATGGAGATTCTGGCTATTTCATGCGCAACGAAGGAACTGGAAACTTTTTTAGAATCAAAAGTTTTTATAAAACAAGCGGAAATACGGCAGAACCTTTTGTTGACATTAGAAAACTAACAGACATGGCTGGATCTGCTCGTATTGAAGGTCAATTAGTTTCTTTGAGTCAAGGAGTTTATTTCTTTAGTAATTCAGGAGCAGTTGCAGCATATAGCCCAACTACTGGATTATGGAGTACTGGCGGTCCCGGTGTTAATTCACCAGCTTTTAGAAACTTGCAAGATACAAGTGTTCTTGGATTCGATAGTGCGTCACAAACTTTGTTGGCAGCTTCTGATAATGACAAAATAGCTTATATTAGTTTTGACTATAGTAATAAATCATTTATTAGATTCAATGAAACAGATACCACTTTCAGCAGCGTAACAAATCGACCATCTGGAAAACAATGGAATATGGCGATTTTTTAATTGCTTAGATACATACTTCAGAAACAAAATAAGGATTTAAACTAGCAGTGCCGAATTTTTTTCCACCATTACCTGTCTATCCCAACGGCTACGATGATGATAGTACGCTGTACTTGGTGTATAATACTGCTGAAACTGTCACAACCGCTGAAAATCAGGCTTGGTCTGAAGAAATTCAAATAAGACCCGTAGGTGCAAACGACCCTGAAATTTGGGCAGATAATGGATTTGCAAATATAGATGGTGAGCTTTTTTATTATGATGCTGTTGAAAAGAATGCCTATGGCAAGGTCAATAAATTAAAGCGTTGTTGCCGAAATATTGGCGGAACGCAAACACATAAAAACTTAGCCGGTGCTGAAGTTCGTGGATTTGTAATTGCCGAACACCACAATCAACTTGTAGATTGTATTATAAAAACTGAAAACCACATTGGAATAAATTTTGATACAGATCAAAATACACTTGATTGGAGAATTAGAAATCTTCAAAATTTAGAAATTATTTTTGATGATTTTGCATGTCCAGATGTTGTTTTTGATTTTGTTGTCTTAGAAAACAACCCAGTAACAGGCATATTAGCTCAATATGCAATTACAATTACTGGAACCTTTACTAGCTTTAGGCTTGATTTTGGTGATGGTGAATACATAACCACGGCTACAACAGGCACTCACCGCTATGCTCCCAATTCATCAATTGATCCAGTTGTAACTTTATCTAATAATAAGTGTCAAATAGTACAGACTCCAATTGCAAGAGAATCAGTTACAGAACCCAATACGCCTACTTCGACAACATATGAAATTCCTTTACCACAGATTCCAAATCTTCCTGTAATTAACATACCAAGCATCCCTGTACCAACACTAATACCACAAATTCCTCCAATTGTATTTCCTTGTTTAGATATTGGTCCTATTGGGCCAATAAATATTCCATCCGTCATAAGTATTATTCCACCAATTTGCATTCCTTCTTTTATATCGATTACACCAGTTTCTTTGCCTTCTACAATTACAGTCAGTATACCTGTTATTTCTTTTCCTACAATTAGCATTACGCCTGTTTCAATACCCACTCAAATTAGCGTAATAGTACCTGTTATTTCTTTTCCTACAATTAGTATTACGCCTATTTCTATTCCGACTATAATTACACTTACGCCTATTTCTATTCCGACTTTGATTACACTTACGCCTATTTCTATTCCGACTATAATTACACTTACGCCTATTTCTATTCCGACTTTGATTACACTTACGCCTATTTCTATTCCGACTTTGATTACACTTACGCCTATTTCTATTCCGACTTTGATTACACTTACGCCTATTTCTA